AGTTAGCTAGCGGGTTAATTCTTGGTTGAAATAAGGTTTGTTGCATGTTTTTATCTCCGATAAATAAACTATATATGGATATTCTCTTTTATTTATCTATACACTTAATGGTGGTTTTTAATCTATGAATGGCGCAACAGAAGCAACACTAGCAGACTTATTAGCAACGGCTCAGGCCATGAACGTCAACTTGATTAAACTTCAGCAGTTGGCTAAATCAGCCGGACCGGGAACTGGAGGCGGTGCAACAGCATCTGCTGCAAGTTCGGTGGCAGGAGTAGTTTCTTCATTAAATCCTTTAAGCATGGCATTTAATGTAGTTAAAGGCGCTGCATCAGCAGTTGGTGCAGTGTTTGGTGTAATGGGTTCTATCTTAGGCAAAGTAGTAGGAGTTGCTACAGGACTTGTAAAATCTTTATATGACCTCGGAGTTGCTACAGCAATTAGCGGGACTAAACTGAGTGATTTCTATGCGGCATTTCAAAATATTCCTTTACTAGGTATAGGTTTTGGTATTTTAGCCGATGTACTAAGATATCAAGAACAGTTACTAGACTTTTTTCAACAAATTGCAATGAGTGGTGCTAGTTTTAGTGGTTCCTTAGATCAAATGAAATTTGCTGCCACTAGATCTTATATGAACATGCAAGATTTTGCTACAGTAGTAAAAGAAAATTCTGAAATATTTGGGCAGATGGGCGGCACTGTAATGACCAGCATTAATAAATTTGTAGACATACAAAATAAGTTATTAGGCCCAAAGAGTGAATATGCAAATACATTGTATGGTATGGGGTACACTGCAAAAACTACAGGTGACTTGTTAGCGTACTACATGAAAATACAGGCTACGGTTAACAAAGAAGAACAACAGAGTACTGAAGAAATTATTAAAGGCACTGCAGAATACGCAAAAGAATTAAACTTGTTAAGTCAATTAACAGGTACTAATGCTAAAGAACTACAAAAACAAGCAGATGCTGTTGCTCGTGAAGATGCATATAGAATGTACAAAACTACTATAGGAGGTGAAAAAGCTGCAAGAGAAATGCAAGTTATAACAACCTTAACAAAAACTGCAGGAAAAGAAATAGCTGAAATGTACAGAGATTCTTACGCAGGAGTTCTTGCTCGAACAGAAGATCAGCGTAGAGCCGGAGTGATGATAGGAAAACCTCTGTATGATTTTCTTGCTAACATTAGACGTATGACAGATGCAGGTGCAAGTCAAGCACAGCTCACTGAATACAGTAGACAAGAAAGCGTTAAAATGGGTATGATTGTAAATCAAACCAGTAGAGCATTCCAAGGTATTGGCCCAGCTATGAGCTCGATGTACAAGCCTGTGGTTCAAATAGCTGAATTTGCTCAAAGTCAAAAAGACTTACCTACTTTAGCTAAGAATGAAATGTCTGCTAGAAAAAACATAGCCGAAGCAGCCAAAGGAAATGCTGCCGCTTTAGAACGTGCAGAACAAGGTATAAGAAACTTCGGTGAGCAAATGCTAATGCTTGCTTATCAAGTTATTGGTCCTTTTATTCCATACTTACAAAAGTTTGCAACCTTTACAGTTGATCTGGTCAAACAGTTTGGAAGTCTTGCAACAGAACTTACAAAAAAAGACGGTTTCAAAGATGCAATTAAAGGCATTGCTAATTGGTTTTCAGAAACATTTAGCTCTTTGAAAAAATCATCAGATCCTAAAGACTTCTTTAATAGATTAGGCACACAATTAAACGTAGCATATGATGCTATTAAACCTGCGCTAATAAGTATGTTTAATAAATTTATTGAGTTTTTCAAACCATACGCACTTGAAATGGTTAATGTTGTAGAAGATTATGTTAATGCTATTTTATTTAAGAAATTAGGATATGCTAGTGGTGCAGAAGATCCCGAGATGAGAAAGAAACAAAGAGAAGCAGAAAAATTAAATCTCGAAGCTCAGCGATTAACTAGCGAAGCAGAAAGGTTATCCAAAGAAGGGGCTAGAAAAGAATTAATTGATGCGGCAGTGGCAGCAGCTATAGCAAAAAACAGAGAAGCTGCTGAAGCGAATGAAGTGTATAAGGCTGCAAATGCTGCAAGATCTCCAAGACCGGTAAGAGGAGTTGGAGGTGACGGTACATTTATGCGACATAAAGGTACAATAGGAATGACTGGTAATTGGTGGGAAAAATCAGATGCTACATTAGATGTCCAGGAAGGCGAATCAGTAGTTACAAAAGAACAAATGGCACAGATTGTAGGCGCAGCGGGTCAGAACAGCCTTGTAGAAAGCATACAACAGTTAAATAACATGATGGCATTGCAGGTGAAATACACTAGAGAAGCTGTAGAATACGCACGAAGAAACGTAGATGCTACGAAAAACTTAGATGGCAACCTGTTTGCAAGGGCTTAAAATAATATATGGCAACCTGGAAAAAATACTTTACTCCTGTTAATACTTCTGGTAAATTGAGTCCAATTAGTGGCGCGATGCAAACTGGCGGTAGTAACCCTACCCGCACAAACTACTCAAGCTATTTGCCTGATGTTTATGCCGGCCACCCAAATCGTCTTGAACGTTATGGCCAGTATGATACCATGGATACAGACAGTGAAGTTAATGCTGCCTTAGACATCCTTGCAGAATTCTGCAGTCAAACCAACGATGAAAATCAAACACCGTTTAGTGTGTTTTTTAAAGAGCAGGCTACTGCTACTGAAATTAAGATCATTAAAAAGTATCTACAACAGTGGACTAAACTAAACAAGTTTGACATACGCATCTTTAAGATTGTGCGTAATGCTTTCAAATACGGTGATGTATTTTTTGTTCGTGATCCAGAAACACAGTCATGGATGTACATTGATCCTGCCAAAGTAGATAAAATTATTGTCAACGAATCAGAGGGCAAGAAGCCCGAACAATACATGATTCGTGACTTCAATCCTAATTTAGAAACACTAGCAACTACTGCTATTAATCCTAGTAACTTGCAGGGTGGCGGTAGCCAGTTTGGTGGTAGCTACGGTACAGGTCAAGGTGGCGCAGGTGGATCACGCGGCATGGTTGGATCATTTCCAACAAGTACTAACGGTAGTAGATTTAGTGAAAATCAAAACCAATATGCAATTGATGCAAAACATGTAATTCATATTTCGATGAGCGAGGGTTTAGATAACAACTTCCCGTTTGGTAACAGCTTAATGGAAAGTATTTTTAAAGTATTCAAACAAAAAGAATTGCTAGAAGATGCTATTATTATCTATCGGGTACAACGAGCACCTGAGCGCAGAGTATTCTATATTGATGTCGGTAACATGCCCAGTCACTTGGCAATGAGCTTTGTTGAGCGTGTTAAAAACGAAGTAAACCAACGTCGTATTCCTAGTACAACCGGTGGAGGCCAAACAGTAGTTGATGCAGGATACAATCCACTGAGCATCAACGAAGACTATTTCTTTCCGCAGACAGCTGAAGGTCGTGGAAGTAAAGTTGAAATCCTACCAGGTGGAACTAACCTAGGAGAAATTGATGATCTTAAATATTTTACTAATAAGCTGTTTAGGGCTTTACGCATTCCTAGCAGTTATCTACCTACTGGTTCCGACGACGGTGGATCTAACTTTAATGATGGTAGAGTTGGAACAGCCTACATTCAAGAACTTAGATTCAACAAGTACTGCGAACGACTGCAAAGTTTAATGAATGGTCCGTTTGATACAGAATTTAAAATGTATCTACATGCCAAAGGTATTAATATTGACAGCAATATTTTTGATGTTAAGTTTAATCCTCCACAAAACTTTGCCAGTTATCGTCAAGCTGAAATGGATACAGCCCGTGTAAACACATTTGCTACCATGGTTGGTGTTCCTTTCTTAAGCAAACGATTTGCTATGAAACGCTTCTTAGGACTAACTCAAGAAGAAATTGCAGAAAACGAAACACAGTGGAAAGAAGAAAACATCGACGAAGATACAAGTTTAAGTGCAAATGCTGAACTACGAACAGCAGGTATCACAGCAAACGGTATGGCCGGCGATGTAAGCGGTCTAAGTTCTACAGCTCCTCCTCCACCTGCACCAGGTGAAGAACCAATGCCTGGCGGCGAAACTGGTGCCGAAGCTCCTGTAGCACCAGCCGCATAAATAACATCATGCTACTAAGAGAATTTACTTATTTTGATAATAAAAGCGCCGATCCCATTGAGGATAATCGCTATCTAAGTCAAAACGATACCAGCGTTTTACGCAAATCTGATCTTCGTAAGACTCGTTTAACACTACGGATGTTGAATGATCTACGCAAAGCAGGCGATTCTCGTGAGCAAGAAAAGAAAGAAGAATTAGGTCTAGTTCGTAAAATGTATGCTATGCCGCCGCCCGAAGCGGCCGTATAATAACTGTATGTTTAATATTTTAGAACAGAAACTAAATATTTTTAACAAAAATTTGTCAATCCAGAGCAAAACTCTGCGTCTATTTGCCTAAAACGGCTCGTTTTAGGCCTATTTCACATAAGTATATCAGAACGGCTGTAAATAACATTACAGCCTTGCCGCTACCAATTAAGGAGAATTATTAATGTCTACAAAATTTGAACAACTCCTAGATCTTTTAGTAAACGAAGAAATGGATAAAGCCAATGAACTTTTCCATGAAATCGTTGTTGAGAAATCTAGAGATATATACGAAAATCTGATTGCTGAAGAAGAGCAAGAAGAATCTGTTGATGAAGCAGAAGATGAAGATGCAGAAGAATCAGTTGACGAAGCTGAAGAAGATGCAGACGAATCAGTTGATGAAAACGTGGATCTAGAAGATTCATATAGCATGGAAGCCGATGACGAAGGTGAAGACCCAGAAGCCGGCGGAATGGAAAAAACAGGTGACTTCGGCGGTGACGTCGGTGCTACAGAACCCGAAATGGGTGGAGAAGAAGGCAGCGAAGCGTCTGCAATCTTTGACATCAAGAACGCTATTGCCGAACTAGAAGCTGCTTTTGCCGATCTAGAACAAGCTAAGGGCGGAATGGGACCTTCCGGTGACGACATGGACAAAGACATGGGCGATACGCCAGCATTTGGCGGTGACGACAAACCAGAAGACGAAATGATGGGTATGCGCGAAGGTCGTCGTATGACACGCGAGTACACTGAGAAAGTTGGAAACGACTGGGAAAAGAACAGCCAAAAGACACAAGGTCAATACGCTGGTGCTAACACAGGTGAAGGCATGCCGGCTCCTGTAGAAGGCAAAAGCCCAGTAAGTTCTGGCAAAGGTAAGCCAGTAACAGGTGCAGGCGCAGGTGGCATTAATCAAAGTGCTACAGGTGAAGGCGCTATGGACGGAACAAGCCCCAACGGTAAAGTTGGCGGGTTTGTTAAAAACGCACAAGACATGAAAACTGGTAACGGTAACGTTCCTGGCGGAAAGATGGGCGTTAAGAACCTAAGCAAAGTTACACAAAACAGCAAGACAGCTGGACCAGTTGGTTCTGGTACAGGTGACAAAGCTGGACAAACAAGCGTTGGTCAAGCTAAGAGCCCACTAAACGGTGCTCCTAATCGTAACGCTTAATTAGAGAAACTGGATGAGACAGATTTCCTATCTTCGTGAAAACCTAAGTTTTGATCAGGCTGGAGTAGTACTTGAGTCTGACGACAAGGATGGCAAGAGCCTTTACTTAAAAGGTATTGCTATCCAAGGTGGTATTCGCAATGCTAATCAACGTGTCTACCCTGTAGATGAAATTGAACGTGCTGTGAAAACACTTAACGATCAAATTCAAAACGGGTATAGCGTTCTAGGCGAAGTTGATCACCCAGATGATCTTAAAGTAAATTTGGACCGTGTATCCCATATGATCACTCAAATGTGGATGGAAGGTCCTAACGGTTATGGAAAGATGAAAATCCTTCCTACACCGATGGGTAACTTAGTACGCACAATGCTCGAAAGCGGTGTAAAACTTGGTGTTAGTTCTCGTGGTAGCGGCAACGTTAACGACGGAAACGGCCATGTATCAGATTTCGAAATTATTACTGTAGACGTAGTTGCACAGCCAAGTGCTCCTGGCGCTTATCCTACTCCTGTTTATGAGCATATTATGAACACTAGAGGCGGGATGAGAGCATTCAAGGTAGCAACAGAAGTAAAAGAAGATCCAAAGGCCCAGAAATATATTCAAGAGTCTCTTTTGAATATTATTAAAGGTCTAAAATAAAGCCCGAGGAGAAATAAATGTTGGACGCATTCAAACAATTAGTAGAGTCAGGCGTAATGACAGTAGAGACACAACAAGTTGTCGAAATTGCCCTTGCCGCTAAACTTCAAGAGAATCGCGACCAAGTCACCGCAGAACTTCGTGAAGAGTTTGCACAAAAATACAGTCATGATAAGACTGTTATGGTTGAAGCAATCGACAAGATGTTAAGCGATAGATTGGCCGTAGAAATGGCTGAATTGCACAATGACAAAAAAGCTCTAGCTGAAGCAAAAGCACAATACCAAACTCGTATTGCTGAAGATGCTAAAAAGTTAGAAGGATTTGTTATTAATCAATTAGGCAAAGAATTAGTTGAGTTCCAAGGAGACCGTAAGAAAGTTTCTGAGAATTTCAGCAAGTTAGAGCAATTCGTAGTTCACGCTCTAGCTAAAGAGATCGGTGAGTTTGCTGTAGACAAACGTGACCTAGCTGAAACGAAAGTTAAGTTAGTCCGTGAAGCAAAGAGCAAATTTGAAGATATTAAAACAAACTTCATCAAGCATAGTGCTAAAGTTGTCGAAAACGTAGTAACTAAAAAGTTAACATCTGAAATCAAGCAATTGAAAGAAGATATTGACAGTGCTCGTACAAATGATTTTGGTCGTAAAATTTATGAAGCATTTGCACAAGAATATTCTAGTTCTTATCTAAATGAGAAATCTGAAACAAGTAAATTGTTAAAGATCATCGCTAAGAAAGATCAAGAATTATCCGAAGCAAAACAAGCAGTAACAGAAAAAACTACTATCGTAGAATCCAAAGATCGCGAAATTCGTATTCAGAAAGATTTGATGGAACGTAAAGTTGTTATGGGCGAGTTGTTAGGTCCATTGGACGCTAGCAAGAGAGAGATCATGAAAGAACTTCTTGAGTCTGTACAGACTCAGAAACTAAATGAAGCTTTCGATAAGTACCTACCAGCTGTAATGGACGGACAATCACGCAAACCTGCTCCTAAGAAAGCAATGCTAGCAGAAAGTTCAGCCGTAACTGGAAATCGTGAAAGCAAGCCTGAGGTAGGCTTAGATAACATCTTAGATATCCGCAAGTTAGCGGGTTTATCTAAATAATTATATTCAAGGAGACAATTAAAATGTCACAATTATTAAATGAAAGATGGTCAGAGACCAAAGAAGCTCTGCTTGAAGGCCTATCCGGTAACCGTAAGTCTTCTATGGCAGTTTGCCTAGAAAACACTCGTCGCCACTTGGCTGAGAGCGCAACAGCTGGTGCAACATCTGCAGGTAACGTAGCTACACTTAACCGTGTTATTCTACCAGTTATCCGTCGTGTTATGCCTACAGTTATTGCTAACGAAATCATTGGTGTTCAGCCAATGACAGGCCCAGTTGCACAGATCCACACTTTACGTGTTCGTTATGCTGACGCTGACGACCAAGTACAAGCTGGTGAAGAGGCACTAAGCCCATTCAAAATCGCTGCTGGTTATTCTGGTAACGGTGATAGCACAACATCTCCAAGAGCAACTTCAACTGCTGCCCTTGAAGGTCGTCCAGGCAAGCGTATGAGCATTCAAATCTTGAAGAGCCCAGTCGAAGCTAAGTCTCGTAAACTAAGCGCACGTTGGACTTTTGAAGCTGCTCAAGATGCACAAGCCCAACAAGGCATTGACATCGAAGCAGAAATCATGGCTGCTCTAGCACAAGAAATCACAGCTGAAATCGATCAAGAGATCCTAGCTTCTTTACGTAGCTTGGCTTCTGTTGAAGAAACATATGACCAGTCATTAGTTTCTGGTACAGCTACATTCGTTGGTGACGAGCATGCCGCTCTAGCCATCCAGATCAATCGCGTAAGCAACTTGATCGCTCAACGTACACGTCGTGGTTCAGGTAACTGGGCTGTTGTTTCTAACCAGGCTCTAACGATCCTTCAGTCTGCAACAACATCTGCTTTTGCTCGTACTACAGAAGGTACATTCGAAGCACCTACAAACACTAAGTTTGTTGGTACACTAAACGGTGCAATGCGTATCTATGTTGACGCTTACATGACTGATGCAACTGCTCAAGATGCTAACCAAGTATTGATCGGTTACAAAGGTTCTAGCGAAGCTGATGCCGCTGCTTTCTATTGCCCTTACATTCCTCTAATGTCTTCTGGTGTTGTTTTAGACCCAGCAACATTTGAGCCAGTAGTTGGCTTCCTAACACGTTACGGTTATGTAGAGTTAAGCAACACTGCTTCTTCTCTAGGTAATGCAGCTGACTACTTAGGTAAAGTTGCTATCACTAGCGCAAAAGTAAGCTTCAAGTAATCCGTTACTTGTCTTAAAAAAGCAAACAATTAACCCGCTTCGGCGGGTTTTTTGTTGATTAAGTATAGTTACAGTTAATGTTGGAACGCATAAATAAATGGTATAACTTACATAGGGTAAGTTTTATGCGGAAATCCAACCGCGTACAGCCTAGAACGCTGTTTTTCATCAAGGAGAAAATAAAATGGGACGTCCTTTAAATAAGAAATTTTTTGCTAATACTAACGCAGTAGGTGTAGGCGGTGAAGGTGTAGCGTCAGTTGCCGCAGTAACTGGTTTAGCTGGAATGGCCGCAGGCGGTCCATTCACAATTTTAGCCGCAGATATTACTGCACCACAAATTACTGGCGGAGCAAAACCAGTATTAGCATTTACTGCATTAAGCACTACTACAGGTAGTGTTTCAGTTGTATCAGCTGGCTCAGGCTATACAGCAGCCCCAACTGTAACAGTTCGTGGCTCGCTTGCAGGCGGCTCTACTACTGTAACACCAACTGCAACATTAAGTTCAACTAGAGTTAACGGCATTAAGTGCGAAACGCAACTTGGTTCAGGTGATGCTGAAATTCTTACAGGCGACGTTGTTAAACAACAAGGATCGCGTCGTTATAAAGTACAAACAAGTCAAGGTACTGGTTTTTTCACACTAGTAACTACAGAAGCCAAAAGTGCAGGCGAGATGAGTATCAAAGCCACTGACAGTGCCGGTAACACATATTTTGTTGCTAAACTAACATCTCGCAAAGTTGTATTAGTTCCTGCTGCCAACGTACATGGCGGCACAACAACTATTGGTTCACAATTTGCATCTGGTGCAACTGCTGGATGGACTTTTGGTAGTGCTGTAGCCAATACTACAGTAACTATTGATAACCAATAATTAAGAATAGGGACTTAGGTCCTAACAGGAAGAATGAAAAAAGAACCTTGGGTTCTTTTTTCATTTAATATGTATAAAATCTATTTAGGTAAATATAGGTATGACCACTCCATGGACTAATCCAACCACATTGACTCAATATGCCGAAGAAGGTGCTGAATCAGTGCATGTACAGTGGGATAATTCTTTAAAATCGACCAATGGATGTTTAGAACATATCGCAAGAAGTCCTAAACATGATTTACGAACAAAGACTTATTACTTAAAAGCAACTGGCTTTAATTTTCAAAACTTACCTGAAACTATTTCAGGAGTTGAATTAAGGTTGTCGGTTAAAAGACGAGGACGAGTTACTGATGAAACAATCAGTTTAGTTATTAATGACCAAGTAAGTGAAAATCGTGCAACATTAGATCTAGCACCTACTAAATTGTACGGCAACAAAACAGATGTATGGGCAATGGAAAATTTATCAATAGAAACATTAGATAATAATTTTGGAGTTGTAATTAGATTACAGGCACATCTACATTGGCCGCACAAAGATCCAGCATTTATAGATGCTGTGGAATTACGAATTCATTAAACTAATAAATACTCTAAAGGAATATAAAATGGCTACAATAAGAGTATCAGGCACAATATCAACAAATCCGACACCTGGTGCATCGTATACTATTTCCGCGCCTGACGGTAGTGTCATTATTAGTTCTACTAACACTAGTATTATTAGTAGTAGTCCTAACGGTATTTTAACTATTCAGACACCAAATACCAGATTCACAGGACAAAATCAAGCATTTAACACACAAACTGGCGCCTTAGTTGTCGACGGCGGTGTTGGCATTGGAAAAGACTTGTGGGTAGGCGGTATTATTCACGGAATTATTGATGCGGCTTTTACATCTACCAAAGTAATTGTAACAGCTACTAATATTGACTCATCTTTTTTCCTTACGTTTGTTGACGAAATTGGTACTATTAGAGCACAGGAACTGCGCGGTGACAATTCTAGTGAAGCAGGCGCGGGTGTTGGGTTTGGTCTAACATACAATCCTGCTACCGGAAAATTAAAAACTGACAAAATATTTGTATCATCTACAGCATCGTCAACATCCCCTACCACTGGTGCATTTACTGCCACAGGTGGAGTTGGAATTTTAGGGGATGTTTATTTAGGTAAAAATTTAAATGTAACAGAAAACATTCTTCCTACATTAAACAGTCATTCTAAGATTGGCAATACATCAACACAATGGGCTGAAGCATATTTAGAAAAGATTTATTCTCCATTTATTTCAACAACAGCCAGTAACTTAACACTAGCACCGGAAGGCGGCCTAACTGATGTTATCGGCGATATCCGTGTACGAGGTACAAAACCAATTGGTACTGCTCCGGTAGTTACTAATGTTCTATATGTTACCATGGACGGAGACGACACTAACGATGGTCGTGCATTAGATGCAAGTCGTGCATGTCGTACAATTACAGGTGCTGTTAACAGTCCTTATTATCAACCCGGTACACAAATTCAAGTTAGTCCAGGACATTATTTAGAAGATAACCCGATTAGATTAAAGCCATATACTAGTGTTATGGGATCAGACATTCGTACAACAGGCGTTGAACCTATTAATAAAACTCAAGACTTGTTCCATGTTGAATCTGGTTGCTATCTAGCATTCATGCAGTTCTTAAATGGTCGAAGTGGGTTACTAGAAGGTCCTTACCAAGATAGATTTAATCGCGGTGCTTTCTGTACAGCGTTTCCTCCACAAGAGGGTGATGATAGAATTGACTTGTTCCACTCACCATACATTCAGAACTGTACTAATCTTTCCGGTCCGTGGCTTCGTGACGGTACATTGTTTACACCTAATCAAACTGTTCAGATTCCCGATGCAGTTGGTACAGGCACATGGATTGCAAATACAACTAGCATTATTCTTTCAGTTAGCTCAGGAACAATTGTACAAGGAATGAGTGTTGATGTAGGACAACAAAATCCTGGATTTTTTAATGCAAGAACATTAATGCTGGCAAATAAATCATTCTTACAAGAACAAGTTATTTCTAGAATTAATGCTCAGTTTCCTACTTTTGATTACAATCAAGAAAAATGTAAGCGTGACGTTGCTATTCTTATTGAGAACTGTGCTTATGATGTTGCATTTGGTGGTAACGAAAAATCTGTTCAGAGCGGTCTAGCATATTACAACGGTGTTATTAGTGCTATTGCTGGCCAAGAAACTCAGACTGTTGCGGCTATTAATTATCTAAGAGATCGATGCTTAGAAGTTATTACAAATACCACTTGTACATTTACTGTAGCAAGTTTAAATCCACAAGTAAGAAACACAGTCTTACTTGGCGGTAGTATTGCATCCGCTTCTATAACAAATTGTTTTGGAATTGTTACCAACATTATTAACAACGGCCCAGATGTGGCGCCAGCAATCTATAATAGTACAGGACCAGATGCAGCATTTGTTAGTGCAGAAATTTTAATGCAGGCAAACAGAGCATTTATGCAAGAAAATACATTAAACTATATTAATAATAGTTTATGTTTTCCACCCAAAGCTCTTCCTTACAATAAAATAAAATGTAAAAGAGATGTAGGTTTAATCATTGACTCTATTGCATTTGATATAGTATACTCTACATCAACTTTTAGTCAAAGTACATTTGCAGGTATTCAATATTGGAATCAAGATGGGTATGTGGGAGATATTGCTAACGAACTTACAACTACTACTGCTGCGGTTACATATCTAAGAGACCTAGCAATAAAAATTATTCAAAATATTACGCCGACTGAAGATTTAGTTGATAGATATCAGTCCGGAGCTCCGCTACAAAATACAAGCCTAGAAGCAGCAACCGCAGATGAAGCCTTAATCATTGCCAATGAATTTAATATTATTCTTGATATATTAGGTGGCAATAGTCTAGGATGGTCCGATAAGATTATTACTAACGGAAATAAATCAAATTTATTCAGTGTAGAAAATGCTGTAGATCTATTACAGGCTAATAAAACGTATATGAAAAATGAAGTAGTAGCCTACATTGATCAAACGTATCCTACATTTGTTGGACATTATGATCCTGTTAAATGTAAACGTGATATTGGTTATATGATTGACTCTGTATCGTTTGATTTATTGCATGGAGGAAACAGACAAGCTGTACAATCTGGCCTTGCATACTATGCTGCAAACACTACACAGATTACAATTGAAAATGAAGAGGCTGAAACTACAGATGCATTTCAATATCTAGCAACAATAGCAGGAAATGTAATACAAAACATTGCGGTTACTCCGTTGCAAACTAAGATTGACCAAGTATTTGGAGCCACTACTGCAACAGCAAGTGAATCGACTTTAATTTCTAAAGCAATATCCACAGTTACTAATATTATATCTAATGGCCCAGTTGGATATTTGTATAGTCCAATTGGGCTAACTGCTTCATCAAGCACAACTGTATTAACAGCTTTTAATAATTTAATAGCAAATAAATCATTCTTACAAGCTGAAGTAGTTGCATACATTGATAATAAGTATAATCCTAATTCTTTCAAATACGACGAGGAACTATGTTATCGAGATACCGGCCTGTTAATTGATGCAGTAAGCCAGGATATTTTATTAGGTGGAAATAGTAAATCTGTTGAAGCAGGCGTTGCGTATTGGAATCAAGGATATAACTATGTAGCAGGACAAGAGACAACTACTACAATGGCAATTACTTATATTAAAGATATTGCCTTACAGATTATTGCAAACACTCCAATTACTCCACAAACAGGAACACAGTCAACGCAGGTAATTAATACATTCTTCCAGTATGGTGGAGATTATATGCCACAACAAGCTGTTGCTCGTAACTTCCATATTATTTCTGATATTATTACACGCGGTAAAGAATATGCTCCACCGGTATATCAAGGTGGCGGATTATATGCGTTAACTGGAATTAATGGTCTTGACGTTAAGCTATCTCCAAAAGTTACATCTGTAACTAACATATCAACTGGCACTTATTTGATCGGGCTGAATACCGCAACTATAGGATTTGGAACAAATTCAACATTGTATTTTGGTGACACATTAGTGTTCCCTAAACAAGATAAAGATGTTCCAGACCAATGGGCGCAACGAAGAGTTGATCCAATAGGTGGTATGGGTGGAAGTTTAGTTGACGGTGCTGTTATTAGTACACGCAGTCCTATTAACTCTTTTGTTTATGATGCGTTTACACAATTGACACAAGGCGGACGCGGTGTTAGAATTACCAATGATGGATATGCACAGTTAGTTTCGGTGTTTACAATTTTCTCAAGTGTAGGTGTTCAAGTTGACAATGGTGGTATCGCTTCTATTGTTAATAGTAACGCTAACTTCGGTGATCTATGCTTAGTAGCTAAAGGTTACGGAACCCGTAAATTTACCGGAACTATATATAACCCCGCATACAAAGCATACCCTAAAGGCACAGATTTAGACCAATACTATCCAAATGGTTACTGGCCAAACAATGCAAGAGTAGAAGCATTCATTCCTGATCTAAATGACAGACCGCATATTTCTTTAGTCATGGAGGTATTGCCTCCGACAGGCCACCTTAATGAACAAGCATTCCCTGGATTCTTAAATGCTGTACCAAGTTTATCAAGTTTAACCACCGGCTCTATTACAATTTCTAATATTAATACCGATGGTATTGCAATTGGTAATGCATTGTATGTTAGAGATCAATACGGAAGTCAAACTGGTACTAACGGATTGCTATATGCCGCCACAGGTACAATTGTTAGTGATTTAGGGTATAGAAGCGTTACATTAAATTATGCATTAACCAGCGGTGGTGGCGAAGTAGGAAATGATAATTTCTTTAACTTATATTTCTGTGGAAATGCTTATTATACAGTTTTAAGCAGTGAAGTTGCAGAAAATCCAAAAACAAACGGTGTTAATTTATTGTCTGCTGCCGCTACAGGCGGAACTGATCAAGTAGCGCAACACGTAACCGCATTGACAAGAATGAACACTGTTGTTAATCAGATTATTTCTAACACTGTTGTGACAACAAGTACAGGAGTGACTACACATCAACTTATTGATAATTTAGTAACCGGTGGTGCTGCCGCACAAACATTTATTAATTTAAGATTTGGTGAAATTATCAGTATTGTAAGTACTGCAACTGTTACCCAAGCTGAAGCAATTATTCCTGAGAAGATAAGAACTAGAACAGGGCCTGATGTTCAGGGAGGTGGTTCTGCAATTGCTTTACTTGAACATAACACTGATTTTATCATCGATGAAATAAATTGTTATGTTAAATCTACAAATCCTGGATTTGTATATGATGAAAATAAATGTAAACGAGATGTTAAGATTATTCTACAACGTTTAATATATGATATTGAAACAGGTGGAAGATACAATTCTGTTATGACTGGGTTAAGTTATTGGTCTCGTAGTGGTACACATCACATTGTTTCATTGGGTGAAAATGTAAGACGTAATGATTTGTTTCCAGATGGTTCAGAAATTAATTTTTATCAACGCAGTTATATTAGTGCGTCGGGTTATGTATTTGAGTATGTTGGAGCAGGTACCAATTACGGAGCATTACCACAGTTTGGTATTGCTGATCCCGTACAAGGAAAAGAGACTGTTCAATTAGGCAGTGGTAAAGTATTCTTTACAAGCACTGATCAGAACGGTGATTTCCGTATTGGTCCGGGCCTAGTTATCAGTCAAGCAACAGGTGTTCTAAGTGGTAGAACATTTACTAAATCGTTATTTGCTAACATGACACCGTTCATCTTAGCCATCGAAGGCGGAAACCTATAAAGGAAAGATTATGGCATTAATTCCATTAAACACATTCAAAACTAAAACTGCATTACTCGGTAATAGTCCCAGTACTAATGTATATGTTGCTCCAGTTGGTGTAACTTCAATTGTGCTAATGGCACAAGTAGCTAACATAAGCACACAAACTCAAATAGTGACTTTTGTTCATTCAAGAAATCGGCCTGTGTTAGCTGATGCTCAAGGTAATGGAGGGCAATCAACTGGTACTTCTTACCTAGTTAGAAATTTTGCAGTACCGGCCAGTGATGCCGCAAGTATACTAACAGGAAAGTTAATTATTGAAAGTTTTGATAGTATACGAGCTTATAGTTCAACTACGAGTACATTACAGTTAACACTAAGTATTTTAGAAACTGCTAACGAATAATACAGAGAGAAACAATGTCTAAACTATTAAGTGGATCAACATTACGTGCTGGAGGTAGCAATGAGTTTATTACTCTAGCAACTGCACAACCACAGCTGCCAGAATCACCTACAACTAGCACAGGTTATACTGTTGTTACTGATGCGCTGTTAAGAACATCGTATCGTTCTAGTTTAGGTAATTTAGAAATAAATTCTGGAACTGTTTATAGTAATCTTCCAGACGGCATGATTAGACTTGCAGGAACTGGAACTGGTTTTGTTTATGTTACTAGTAGTACTGCATCCACAAGCACAACGACTGGCGCTCTTGTAGTTAAAGGGGGTGTAGGTGTTGGCGGCGCAATGAACATTTATGATGACATTGTTGTTAATGGTTTAACTATTGGACAAGGTTACGAAGGCGTTAACAATATTGTTGTTCGTGGTACAGCAGTTCCTCAAGTTAATACCTACAGTGAAGGACAAGCAAGCATTGCAATCGGTAATGATTCTTTATTAGGTTTATCAACTTCTTATAAGAGTATTGCACTAGGGCGTTTTGCATTAAATTCTGGTACTGAAATTAGAAACACTATTGCAATAGGTGACAGTGCTCTTAAGGCAACTGGATCTATTCAGTATGTTCCTATTGCACTAATTGCAGCAATTTCAAAGACTAATCCTATTATTATAGAAGCAGTAGATCACGGTGTCACAACTGGTACACATATTATCATAACTGGTGTAACAGGCATGACTGAGATTAATCAACTTAGATGCTATGCAAAACCTATATCTACATTTCAAATAGAATTATATTCAAATATTAACGTTAGTATTCCAGTTGACGGGACCGGTTTTTCAACTTATATTTCTAGCGGTACTGTTTCTAGATTATTAGAAAGAGACAATAACATTGCTATTGGTACTAATGCAGGTTCAAAACTCATCGACGGCAAACAAAACTTTTTATTCGGTGACGGTGTTGCTGCAAATTTAACAACTGGTTCTTACAATTTCTTTATTGGTCACGAAGTTGGTCAAAATATTACAAATGCCAGTGGAATTATTGCTATAGGTGGTGATAACATTGTAGATGGCGTAGACAATCAAGTTAATATTGGCAGCGTATTTTATTACAACGGTCTAGGTAATTTAGAATTAATGGCTGATGTTGAAGTTGGATTAGGAACACCGTGCGGAACCAGCACTGCGGCATTATGGGTTATAGGTGGAGTTCATGTAGAAGATAATATATGTGTTGAGTCAACAGTAACTTCTACAAGTACTACAACAGGCGCAGTAGTAGTTGCCGGCGGAGCAGCATTTGGAAAAGATGTATTCGTTGGGCAAGACTTAACAGTATTAGGAAACATCAATGGCGCAATTAATACTGCAACAAATATTAGAGGTGGTGCAAGGGGTAGTGTTCCGTACCAAACAGGAACTAGTACTACTTTACTTTTACCAATAGGCAGCACAAATACTGTTTTATTATCAAACGGAGATGTTCCATATTGGGGAGATATTGGCGGATTGGCTTTAGGTGGTGGAGCATCTACTGCTAGTAACGCTATTTTTGTCAATCAGACCACTGCAAGTCATGTATATTATCTAGGATTAACAGACATAATAGGTTCTTATTCTCCAGAATACAGTAACGCAAAATTAAACTATGTCACATCTGCGACATCTACAAGTTCTTATTATTCATCCGGTACAAACTTATTAAATGTTCCAGGAAATATTTATAGTGCAAGTGGAAATCCAGATGAAGGAAATTTACTATATTCACCTCGTGTGACCGTAAGTGATACACCTCCTGCAAATCCTAGAATAGGTGATACCTGGGTTGATACTGTAAATGGCGTAGTGCTACAGTGGATAAAAGATGGTACCAATAGAATTTGGCTACAACTTACAGGTATATAATTAAAAGATTACAACTATGGCAACTTCATTAAATTTCCCCACAAATCCTAATCCGGGCGATCGATATACTGTAGGTGGTATTATATATCAGTGGACAGGATACGCTTGGATTAAAGCACCAAACCCGAGTACAACGTTTGGTACGTTGACAGCGACCAGCGTTATTATTTCATCAGCTACAAATGCTACTTCAACTATTACTGGATCTCTAGTAGTGTTTGGTGGTGTTGGTATTGGTGGCGACTTATGGTTAGGTGGCGACTTATATGCTAAAGGCCATTATGTCTTAACAACAGCAACTTTTGCAGATGGCATTGTTGAAGGCCCTGATATTAGTGCATTCATTGAACCGGGTTCAGGTGCAGTAATTATTTCCAATACATCTACTTTACAATCTGTAACAGGCCGTGGATCTACTACAACAAATCGAGTTTCATTCTTTAATACAACAAACTCTATTTCTACCGTAACAGGTGCAGTTGTAGTCAAAGGCGGCCTAGGCCTAGGCGGCAATTTAGCATTAGGTGGATACTTATATGCAGCAGGGTCCACCGGCACAACAGGACAAGTTCTAACAACTACTGCTACAGGAGTTGTTTGGGCTACCCCAGTGACTAACTATAACGGTGGTACTATTACTGGAACACTCCGCATTACAAATACTTCTTCTTCTACTAGCACCACAACTGGTGCATTAGTAGTTACAGGTGGTGTTGGAGTAGGAGGCCGAGTAAACGCCGAAAGTGTTAAAATTTCAGATGCCATTTTTGATTCATCTTCAGTCATGGTAAATAGTACAGCACCGACAGTTATCGATACATTCTCATTCAAACAATTTAGATCAGCAAAATATATGATACAAATTGATGAAGGAGATATTATAAACTCTCGTTGTCAGGTAACTGAACTTTTGTTATTAGTAACTAACGCAGGAACCGTAAGTATTACAGAATATGCTAACATATTCCCAGATGGAGATCTAGGAGATTTTGATGCAGATTTTCAAAATACTGGAGGAGATTTTGTAGTTTCGCTGAAATTTATTGCCAGTGATGCTACTCCTAAAACTGTTAAAGTACTAAGAACAGCTATGTCTGTATAACTGGAGAGAATTAAATGGTGGCGATTAATAGAGATTTTGTAGTCAAGAACGGTGTAATTATCGAGGGCGATAGTGCCGTTACCAGTGCTACAAATCAAACAGACGCCTTACAAGTTGCAGGCGGAGTTGCTATTGCTAAGAATTTAATTGTAGGAACAACTGCAACTATTTTTGGAAATACGCTTCTACAAAACTCTCTAACTGTAACTGGACAAACAAATTTAGGTGGACCGTTAGTTCCTATAACATCCGGTCTAAGTCTTGGCTCAGCATCTAACCCATTTAGCGATTTATATTTAAGCGGTAGTTCTTTATACATTGGTAATGTTGTATTATCATCAACTGGTACTACTGTATTATTTTCTAGTACAATAAGCTCAGTTAAGTTAGTTACAGCATCTGCACAATTTACAGATACTACTAATTCTACATCAACTAACACCGGAGCATTGGTTGTCAATGGCGGAATAGGTGTTGCTAAGAATTTATATGTAGGCAACAATTTAACTGTTGGTGTTAATTCATTACTAACTGGTGCTGCTAGTTTATTATCTACACTGTCTGTACAAGGACAATCAACATTTGATGATGGCACACTTGCATCTTATGCAGGTTCAGGTGCAGTCAAAATAGCAGGCGGCATTCGCGTAGCTAGAAATGCTATTATTTTAAGCACCGCATCAAATACTGGAACATTACAATCTAATGCGTTATATGTAGAAGGCGGTGTTGGAATATACGGTGGCCTGGCAGTTAGTGGAACAGCAGTCTTTAAGAATGATGTGTATTTTCAAGGTGCAACAACCTACGTTTACAGTACAAATACAATCTATACAGATAATTTAATAGATTTACATGTGCCACTAACTGGTATTGACGGTACCTGGATTGCCGATGACGGCAAAGATATTGGTTTTAGATTTAATTATTACAATAGCAGTGACAAAAATGCATTGCTACTATTATCTAACAATTCTAAGAAGTTAGAATTTTTTAGTGATTCAACTGAATTTGATGGTGTAATTTCTAATACAGTCTATGGAGAATTTAAGACTGGTGCAATTCAGGTAGCAAATACTACCTCAAACAACGGGACTACAAACACAGGCGCACTAACTGTTGTTGGCGGCGTTGGTATTGGCAAAGATTTGAGAGTAGGCGGCACAGTTACCGCAACCAATGTATCTTTCTACAGTACAGTTACTAACAATGGATTAGTTTATCAAACTTCCGATAGCAGACTGGCCAGCCAATCAAATATATTTTACAATACTCTAACACAGATATTAATTGGTACAATTTCTCGTTCGCAGAATTTAACTGGCGGACAAAATGGATCAATTCCAATCCAAACAAATAATGGCGTTACAACTTTCATTACTCCTGGTAGTTCTCAAGGCCAGGTGTTATTATGGAACTTGGGGTCTAATACAGCAGAATGGGGATATGCAACTCAAGGGTCTGTAGAGTTTTCATCTACTGCAAGTCATTTAGCCGCCGGTCTAGCAGGAAATATAGTATATCAAACTTCTGTCGGACGAACAACATTCTTAGCAAATGGCGCAAATGGCAGTGTATTAACATTTAACGCTACTTCATCTGTTCCTCAATGGACTACTGCTAGTACATTAACTGTAGGATATGCAACTACTGCCACTACAGCATTATTTGCAAATACAGCAACTCGTGCTTTACTTGCAGATACAGCAACTTACGCATTACTAGCAAATACCGCTACCACAGCATTATTGGCTACCACAGCAACTCGTGCATTGCTTGCAGATACAGCCACTACAGCATTATTTGCAAATACAGCAACTCGTGCATTGTTAGCCGACACTGCTACATTGGCATTGTTAGCAAACACAGCAACTTATGCGTTATCAGCAAACACGGCAACTCGTGCATTGCTTGCAGATACAGCCACATTAGCACTACTTGCAAACACAGCTACATTAGCATTGTTAGCAAATACAGCGACTTATGCAACGACTGCTGGTTTTGCTACATCGTCAACATATGCATTTACTGCAACGACTGCCGGTTTTGCCACATCGTCGACATATGCATTTACTGCAACTTATGCAGAATTTGTTACTGATGCTGTATACGCACAAACTGCCGGAACAGCAACTTTAGCATTACTAGCAAATACGGCTACTTTTGCATTGCTGGCAAATACGGCCACTTATTCATCTTTAGCAACAACGGCAACTTATGCACTAACTGCTGAAACAGCTACTCATGCATTATTAGCAGACACTGCCACTTTTGCATTGCTAGCAAATACAGCAACTTATGCACTAACTGCTGAAACAGCTACTCATGCATTATTAGCAGACACTGCCACTTTTGCATTGTTAGCAACAACAGCAACTTATGCGTTGAATGGCGGAACATCTACTTTTGCATTGCTAGCAAATACAGCAACTTATGCACTAACTGCTGAAACAGCTACTCATGCATTATTAGCAGACACTGCCACTTTTGCATTGTTAGCAAATACTGCCACTTTTGCATTGTTAGCAAATACTGCTACAATAGCATTGTTAGCAAATACAGCAACTTATGCACTAACTGCTGAGACAGCAACTTTAGCATTACTAGCAAATACTGCTACAATAGCATTGTTAGCAAATACGGCTACTCTAGCATTGTTAGCAAATACAGCAACTAATATTGCCGGTGGATTAGGCGGAAGTGTCCCGTATCAAACAACATCCGGTGTTACTACATTCTTAGGAATAGGAACATCAACTTATATTTTAACATCTAATGGGTTAACCCCAGAGTGGACATCTTTAGGTAATTTAAGTTCTGGAAACACATCATTTGCTGATAATGTTAAAGGTGGTACCGCTGGCCAGGTAGTGTATCAAGTAACTACAAGCTCTACTGGATTTGCAGGGCCCGGCACAGCAGGTCAAATCTTAACAAGTAATGGAACAAGCGGTCCGCAATATACAAACACAACAAGTATCCGTGTAGGATACGCTGACACAGCAGCCGCAGCATTGTTAGCAACAACTGCCACATTGGCATTAACTGCTAGTACTGCTACCTATGCAACAAATGTATTAGGTGGCAGCACTGGCAGTTTAGTGTACCAATCTGCTACAGACACAACAGCATTGCTAGCAGGTGGTTCTACAAACAGCGTGTTAACTTATGTTAACAATGCACCTATTTGGTCTACAACTAGTACACTGAGTGGCGGTGTTGCAAGCAGCGGCACAGTTACTAGCCAAACATTAAAAATTAGTAGTGGAGGTTTAGGTGTTACTGGTGATAGCTATTTTGCAAACTATTTAGGCATAGGTGGATCAATCAATGTAGCAAATACCAGCTATGTTAACGGATCAAAGATTCTCACAGCAGGCGATTTAGAAACAGTTACATTTACTGCAACTTATATTACCAACGATCCTACATCACAAACAGGATTGTCTACAATAGCAGGAACAAGCACTAGCTACGGTACTTACAATTTTGGCACCGTAAATGATGTTAGTACAATTAATGATTACAATACTGGAACTAATACTGGATTCTATAGCATCAATGATGCCACAGGTGCTCCAGCATACGTAGTCTACATTGGCTTCTCTAATGTTACTGATTTTACAAGATTAGTATTAAACATCAACTATACAGCATCATCAGGTCATACTGTAGAAATTGATTTGTACAACTATGCGACACTAACATGGGATACACTTACTACCTATTCAGGATCAACAAACTGGTTCCAATTTATTCTAAGTGTTATTGATTCTGCCCCATACTTGTCAGGTGGTAAAGTTACTGCTAGAATATATCATGTATCTTCAGGCAACACAGCACACAGAACATGGATTGATTATGCAGCCTTAGAAAACAGCGTACAAGGTGGACAAGGCCCTAGGGGTGCAACAGGTGCAACAGGTGCAACAGGTGCTCAAGGATTGACAACTACAACCACTAGCACATTTATCTTTACTAACTCTACAGATAGTAGCTCAACTATTACAGGAGCTGTTACTGTTGTAGGTGGTGTTGGAATTGGTAAGACATTGAATGTTGGCAGTAGTGCAACTATTTTAAGCACCGTAGCCAGCACTTCTACGGTACAAAATAATGCATTGTATGTAGCAGGCGGTGTTGGAATTGGCTCATCATTGTTTGTAAATGGGCCTGCCGTATTCCAAAATAATGTTATATTCAGCGGTACTACTACTTACATATTATCAACTAACACCGTTTATACTGATAACATAACTGAACTACACTACAGCCCAGAATGGTTTGGTAATGACGGAAAAGATATTGGTTTCCGTTTCCATTACTATGATACTGCAGATCGCAACTCTTTCTTAGGCCGCGATAATGCCACAGGTTATCTAGAATGGTTATCTCACGCAGGCCCTGATAACGATATTAACATAACTGGTACAAACGGAACATTCCGTCTTGGTAGTATTATCCTAGTAGATACTACTGCATCTAGTTCAACTATAACTGGTGTCCTACAAGTCGCTGGCGGAGTTGGTATAGGTGGCGCAGTATATATTGGCCAGACAAGTTATGTTTCCGGCGCACAGATTATAACAACTGCCACAGTTAATCAATATGCCAGCCAGACAACTGTATTTGCTGGCACTGATACTGCTGTTAATACAAGCACTGGTGTTATTACAATTTGGAATACAAGTACATTACAGACTGTAACTGGTCGTGGTGCAACTACCAATGCCGCAATTAGTATTACAAATGCAACCGCAGCAATATCAACTAACAGTGGTGCATTACAGGTAACTGGTGGAGTTGGTATAGGCGGTGCATTATATGTTCTTAACACATCATATGTTGCTGGCGCACAGATTATAACAACTGCTACAGTTAATCAATTTGTTACACAGGCAACGCAGACAACAATATTTGCAGGCACTGATACTGCGGTCAATACAAGTACAGGTGCTGTAACAGTATCGAATACTAGCACATTACAAACTGTTACTACTAGAGGTGCAACTACTAATAATTCAATTGGTATTACAAATACAACCGCAAGTACATCAACAAATACTGGTGCATTAACTGTAACAGGTGGCGTTGGTGTTAAAGACAGTGTCTATGTTGGTAACAGAGTTGGATTTGGAACTTCGACAGGAACAAGTGCAGTTTATCAATTCTATAACGCTGCTACAAATAGTTTAGATACGGTGTTTGGATAATGGCAACTGTTGCATCTAGACTAACATCAACAGGTACACTGTTTATCAGTGGAGAATTTGACGAAGTAACAACCTCTACTATTAGATTAACAACTACAACGTATTATGCCGCACAGTTTGATGAAGTATCTATTAACAATGGCGCCATATCAAAACGTGAAACTAATACAGGAACATTGTTAGTATCAAATGGGTTTAATGAAGTGGATAAACCAACTTAAAAATAATGAATAAATAGAGTACTATGGCAAAACTATTAACTGGAACAAGAATATACGGTACCGGAACCGTTGATACCCAACTTTTTGTCAGCGGAACCAATGCGGCATCGTCGACTATTACCGGTGCGTTACAGGTAATAGGTGGTGCAGGTGTTGGTGGAAATTTATATGTTGGCGGAATAATATACGGAACAGTCTCCGGAAGTGGAAGTGTTACCACTGCTACTAATATAGCCAATGGCCTAGCAGGGCAATTAGTTTATCAAAGTGCTCCAGGTACAACTGGTTTTGTAACTACATCAACTGTAGGATCTATTTTAAGCAGTAACGGCTCTTCTGCTCCTAGTTATGTAGCACAGTCTACCTTATCTGTAGGAACAGCAACAGTAGCAACAAAATGGTCTACTGCTAGAACAGTGACATTTACCGGTGATACAACTGGTACATTTAGTATTGATGGTAGTGCTGATGTAACCAGCGTTAATTTAACCATTCAACCTAACAGTGTAGTATTAGGAACAGATACAACTGGTGATTATGTTTCAACTGGTGCTACATCAGGTTATGGTCTAAGTGGATCAACAACTGGTGAGACACAGACATTTACTGTTACATCAAACGGTACAAGCTCAAATACAGTTAGTACTTTGGTATTTAGAGATGCCGGCGGCAATTTCTCAGCAGGCACAATTACTGCTAGTTTAACAGGAACAGCTTCCAAAGCAACAAATGTAGTAGGCGGAGTAGCTGGCAGTTTGCCATATCAAACAGCCGCAGATACAACAACAATGTTGGCTTTGGGTACAAGCGGATTTGTATTAACCGCAGGCGCAACAGCACCTCAATGGACTGCAATTAGTGGACTAAGTGCAGGTACAGCAACTAATGTCACTATTACAAATGATATTGCTACAATTACTCCAATGTATGTTACATTTGTATCAACAAGTACAGGTAACACAGGAATCAAAACAGCAGCTACTAGTGGACTAACATTTATTCCTAGCTCTGGATATCACGGTATTGGTGTCGATACTCCAACTGCACCGTTGCATATTATCAGTAGTGCAAATTCTATATTAAAATTCCGAGGTGCTAGTACAGGCCAAATTGGTGTTTTGTACTCCGATGCTAATCAAGCAGCATTAACTAATAACGCAGGGTCTGAATCATTCTCAATATTTCCTGCTACAAACTCTTTAAAATTAACTACTAATGCTATTGATCGTGTTACAGTTGATTCAACCGGTACAGTAAAAATTATTGCAGGTATTGCTGCAAGTTCTACATCAACTGGAGCATTAGTTGTCAATGGCGGCGTTGGCATAGGTGACAAATTATATGTAGGTGGCCTAATCACAGGTAGTGCAGGTGCAACAATTACTGGATCAGTAACAGCTACTACATTTGTTGGAGCACTAACAGGAAATGCATCTGGTACTGCCGGCAACATAGCGGGCGGTAGTGCAGGCAGCTTACCTTATCAATCAGGCGCTGCCACAACTACTTTCTTAGCAATTGGTACAGCAGGATATTTCTTAACAGTAAATACAGGTGCAACGGCACCTCAGTGGACACAAACATTAGGTGCAGCCAACGGTGGTACAGGTGTTAATACACTAACTGGTGTTGCCTACGGTAATGGTACAAGTGCATTTACTGCGGCAACTGGTGCGCAAATTGCAACGGCATTAAGTACAAATAATATTTCAGGTAGTTCTGCAAATGTTACAGGTGTAGTTGCAACTAACAACGGTGGTACAGGATTATCATCTTGGACTGCTGGTGACATTGCTTATTATGCTTCAGGTACAGCACTAACTAAACTAGCATTAGGTACAAGCGGATACGTGTTAACTGCGGGTGCAAGTGCTCCTCAGTGGTCATTGGCATCTGGACTAAGTGCTGGCAGTTCAACTACCGCTACAAATATTGCTGGCGGCCTAGTTAATCAAATTCCTTATCAAAGTGCCGCAGGTGCAACAACATTCTCAGGCAACTTTACATGGACTAATTCTATCAGTACATTAGGAGTTGTGGGAACTATTAATGCCACAGCATTTACTAGAACAGGTAATATTAGTTCTACTGCATGGACAACAACCAGTCCGGTGTTCCATAGTGCTGCCGCAGCATTAACTGATACTACTGCTATTGCAGGCACAGTATCAGGAAAAGTTGGTGCAAGTTTTCACAGTCCTAGCTTTGCGTCTACTAACGCAATTACAGTCACTGATGCTATTAACTTATATGTTCAGGCTCCTGTTGCAAGTACAAATGTAACATTTACAAATAGCTGGGGTATCTACAATACTGGTAACAGTTATGTTAACGGTAACGAAAGAATTAACGGATCATTAGGAGTTGGTACAGCGCCAAGCGGTACAACTGGTGAGATTCGTGCTACTAATGAAATTACAGCATATTATTCGGACAGAAGATTAAAAGAAAATGTCAAAATCATTGACAATGCTGTACAAAAGGTGTTATCATTAAATGGTATTTTATATACACCGAACGATTTAGCAAGAAGTTTTGGATACACATCCGATAAAACAATCGTTGGACTATTTGCCGATGAAGTAGATGCAGTTCTACCAGAAGCAGTTAGACCAGCACCGTTTGATCAAGATGAAAATGGAAACAGTAAATCTGGAGAGGATTACAAGACTATTCAATACGAGAAATTAGTACCATTGTTAGTAGAAGCCATAAAAGAACAGCAAAAACAAATTGCTCAACTTTCCGAGACCATTGACAATCTGGTCAATAAATAACACGCCACAGGGGACAAGACCGTGGGATTAATACCAGCAACCGGAAGTGCAATAACATTTGGAAGAGTCAACCAGGCGTATAATAACAATGCTCCGGGCGCGGCAGGCAATGCCCCAGCCGGAGGGTCAAACATTAGGCTAAGTGCAACACTTGGTGCAAACTATGGTGTTAGTGCAGCCGGTACTCAAATTAGTCTCTCGTCAACGTTCGGTGGTAGAACAACCACTTATACATATTAACAATGAAAAAATTAGACATAGACGGCATTTTATCAAAAGCACAACTAGGGTTATCGAGGTGGGAACTAGACAACATTAAATGGAGTGATCGAGCATCAAATCCAAAAACGTTGTTTGATTTTTTAACACGAATCCAAGAACTAGAATCCTTAGAAAAACTTACTGACCTAGAAACACAAGAGTTAGAAATACTTGTTGACCTATCTAATGATTTAGACGAAGAAGAGTGTGTTAACTTATTGTCAAACGATGATGAAGTTGTTCAACAAAACTTTATTGAAGCACTTGCTCGTCAAAGTGCCCTCGAAGTTCTAACTAACGGGCGTGTTGGTTTTGACACAATGACTATCACCTGTAAATTAAGTCCTACTGATTTTATTCTTACAGCTAAACGCACACAAGATTTAATCAGTGCTATACAAGAACTTGTAATTCAAGGTGAAACACTGAGCAACGATGTGGCAGGCGCATGACAAAAAGTGTATTTGCCTCCAGTAAATGGAGTCTTAAAAAGGGTAAACTGGCAGTATTAGTTCCTTGTCGAGACATGCTACATAGTGCATTTAGCAAGTGCTTAGTTGAACTTGTTAAACTTAATACAATGAATAACTTAGATACCCATGTTGTTTATGACGCAAGTACTATTTTACTAACACAAAGAGAACGCCTAGCTATAGAAGCCCAGAACGTTGGCGCCGAATACATGTTATGGCTAGACAGCGATATGGTGTTCCCTTCCGCTACCGCACTTCGACTACTGGCACATAACGAAGATATTGTTGCTGCAAACTATATTCGCAGACAATTACCAGCTAAAGGTGTTGCTTACGAAACAATCGGCGATTGGCAGAATCCTCTTCCATTTAAACCATACGATGATTTAGTTCCTGTAGAAGGCATAGGTATGGGATGTATGTTAATGAAGACTAAAATTTTAACAGAAATTCCTCAACCATGGTTTGAATTTGGATGGACGCCTAAAAGCAATGATCACTTAGGTGAAGATATGATCCTATGCCAGAAGATGGCACAACGTGGTTATACAGTTAAAGTTGATACACAGCTTAGTATGGAAATGCGCCACTTAGGTACATGGGCGTTTGGCCCAGATTTAATCGATTAATTCTAGTAAGATTTCTAACTTAGCCTTAATACTTTTGTTATTAAGGCTATTTTTTACGCCCTGATGTAAGGGCTTTGGCCATTCGTCGTAAGTACACCATGCATACCCACTATGTTCTTCATTGAGTGTAGGAATAAATTCTTTATCAACTAACAAAACATAAGTGTTATATTGAAAATTTTGATCGTTACTAGTAAACAATTCTAGTGGAACAATCTTTTTTATTGTGGGAGTCTTACCTACTTCTTCTGTGATTTCTCTTTTAAGTGCATCAACCGCAGTAATATCAGTGGGTTCTTTTTTACCCCCAACTAATCCCCAAGTGCCTGCAGTTTTTCCCTGAGTTCTTAGTAAGAATAAAAATCTGCGTGTTTCTTTAGCAAGAAAGATTCCGCCACTGCAAACAATTTGATTTAGAGAATTAGACGCCATGCTTGGTTAGTATAAACACCTTCAAAGCTCTTACTCCAGGATTCTAAATCCCATTTGTATTGAACTCCTGTGTATGAGTTAGTTATATACGTCACCGCAGTAGCTGCCTGAGAATTGAAAATAACTGACCAAGCAGTCCCGCTCCACTCGATAATGTCATTGGCATTAGCACTAAATCCTTGACCGTTGGCCTGTTGCCACGCTAGTGGACCTTCTGTAATAGTACTATTGATAGCTTCTAATATTAGATAGCGTTTTCCTGCTGCTCTAGTAGAGATAGGATTAAATGTTTCAGGATTAATAATAGCATCAACGGTGCCTCTGCCACTGATAATTGTATTGCTAGGAACTGTGTCGTGATCAATGTTCATAACCATCCTAAACTCGTCAAGTGGATCTAAGCTGATATAGGCAACAATTTCATTACCGTCAGGCTTAGTCAATCTTAATTGGCTTAGACCTGCACGGAACTGGCCTGGATATAAATCTAATAATCTAGTCCACGCTGTTTGTTGTGCAGTATCAGATGCAATATCGTAATCTGTGCCTTGATTGCTGATCAATTTAGCAACGTTATTCATTACTAATAATTCATAATTTCCAAGAGTTACTGTAACTGTTGAAGCTGGTTCCCCAAATAACTCTACTGCATACGGATTATTGTAATCTGTTTGAATATTTCCCGTAGGTACAGAAAATACGTTACTAATAATTTTAGTAATAATTCCTAATTTCTTAACTTTAGCAGGTGGACTAATCCATATAGGTGCACTAAAAGTCATATTCAAAATATCAATATCTTGTTCAAGACCTTGTGGAATACTGCGACTACTCCATACTTGATTTTCTAAGGTAAGGACACTTAAACTTGTCCAATCAATATAGTTGTCTGTTGTTTGTATTTCTAAACTAGGGTTGAATAATACAGCAAGTTGTTCCCATAGTTGAAACTTTTGATCTGTGTTTGTAGTCCAAATATCTGCAGAAAAAGTAAGAAGATATGGACTAGGCATAATGCGTTCTACGGTATAGTTTGCACCTTGTGTATTCAAATATTCTTGACCAGTTTCATCATAAGTACGTTCACGAATATTAACTGTGCTAACAAATGTAGGATCTTGCATACGTGGACGATCAAACTGAATGTCTTTGATATAGCAGGCAATAAATGGCGCACTAGGGATAGTGTTCTCACTGTTTTTCTTTAATAGACTAGACACTTGTCTATTCATATCACCGTAGCGGACTGGAATTTGTGTAAGTTTACCCTTAGCATCTTTATAACTAAAGTTACTCATAATCCTCATAAACTGTGTCAGATATCTGCGTACCTGACCATCATAAAAATGATCTGCCATATTAATTGTCCGCCTTAGGTTTTAATGCCTTGCTCAATGCTTGACGCTCCTTAACCACTGATCCTGCAATAGTAGCAGTATTTGTATTATTAATAAAGCTAGATTTTTGTGTTTTGCGAACTGATTTTCCTACCGCAGGTCCACTGGCAACGTCTTCACTGCCAAGGTTGTTTAGAGTCATACGAACATTATCCTCATATTTGATCCAATGTTTGCCGTCGTATCTAAATAATCTGTTAGGCATATAATCTGTTCTTAGATAAAACTGACCTTTAATAGGCACTGATGGGAATGAAATTCCAAACCCATAAGGTGCTCCGTTTGGCGGACTTCCGTCACCGTTTAGGTAACCTACATAAATGTCTTTATCCGGACTACGTAGCACAACACTAGCATCTAATGCAGGGTTGTTAATACTTGCATCGCCGTCGATATCTGAAGCATCGGCAACATCTACAGTACTATCTTCGCGCAACGGAATAACAAATAAGTTTTTAGTATTATAACCACTACTAGGTGCATCAGCTTCTGCTTGAGCTAGAATTTGATTGTTAATGTCAATGCTTTGTTGATATGTACTTAATAAATCACGTAATGTGCTACCATTGCCTGCACCTGCATCACTATCAAGTATCTCTTTAAATTCTTGGCTATCAATTAACGGTACGCACTTGGCACGTAGCAAATGGGGATACCATGTTTGACTATAACCTGCCGCAGGACGACTAACATCTTGTACAACATAGAATCTCTTTAATGCTACGACACTGTTATCTAACGCATATTCATCTTTTAAGTGAGGAAGCTCAATAACATCTCCAGGCATAATTTTACGCTGTAATACATCTACTGTATTTTTTAAGTGGAACATAATAAAGATATTATCGTTTTGTAAAAATAGGCCAAATTGGCTTAGATTAAAATCCAAGTCCTGCATGGTATAAATTCCACGCATAACATAGATATCAGGATCATAATGACGATCTCTGTTTTCCATGAATATTAAATCTTGTATTCCTAATTCTGGAATACTGCTAGTATTATTAGGAGTACTAGGAGTAGCTTCTCCTGTTGCGGGATTAACCGGACCCGTGTATCGGTGTACATAAACATCTGTTCCGCCCACTTGAAATTCTTCGTTGATAACACGATCTAAAAAGCGATAATCATTGCCCTTTTCGGGGCGGTACAATGAGAGTCTTGGCATAGTCTTATATTTATAGATAAATATTCGTATGACTGAAACTGAAAACGAACGCCAAAAAGTTGTTGACTATGTACAAGCTATGCTAGGTGCTGGCATGGTTGATGTAGAATTAGACCCTATTCATTATAATACGGCCATTGATCGCGCCCTTGCAAAATTTCGTCAACGAAGTAGCAACGCCAGCGAAGAAAGTTTTGGATTTATTACATTAGAAACTGATACAAACGATTACATTTTACCTAAAGAAGTAACTGGAGTACGGCAACTCTTCCGTCGTAGTATTGGCAGTAGATCTGGTGGCGGCGACAGTGGAACTTTATTTGAGCCGTTTAATCTAGCTTACTCTAATACCTATTTGTTAACAAGTACAAACATGGGCGGCCTAGCAACATATTATGCTTTTGCCAGTTATCAAAAGCAAGTTGGTAAAATGTTTGGTACAGATATCAATTTTACATTTAATCCGACTACTAAAAAGTTAACCATTATGCAACGTCCTCGTGGTGGTGAAGAAGTACTGGCCTGGATGTATAACTATCGCCCGGATTTTAACCTACTGCAAGATCAATATGCAGGTCAGTGGTTAAAAGATTATAGTCTAGCGACAGCTAAGTTAATGCTAGGTGAGGCTCGTGAAAAGTTTGGAAGTATTGCTAGTCCGCAGGGTAGTACAACTTTAAATGGAACAGCACTAAAAGCTGAAGCCAAAGCTGAAATAGAAATGTTAGAGATGGATCTAATTAATTACAAAGAAGGCGGACAACCACTGACCTTTGTAATCGGCTAAAAAATTCTTGACAACTATAGCTAATTATAGTAAATTATAGTATCACGTTAGGAGATGCTATGATTGTAGGTTTTGTAGGATTTATTGGTTCAGGCAAAGACACTGCCGCAGATTATTTGGTTAACTTTCACGGATATCGACGAGATTCATTTGCAAATACTCTCAAAGATGCAGTATCTCATGTATTTGGTTGGGACCGGACACTCCTAGAAGGTCGCACCGCAGAAGCTCGTGCATGGCGAGAACAGGTCGATCCGTGGTGGGCAGAACGCCTAAATATTCCCCATCTTACTCCACGATGGATACTACAATGGTGGGGCACAGAAGTATGTCGTAAAGGCTTCCATGATGACATTTGGATTGCAAGTCTAGAAAATAAGATTCGAAAGACTACAGATAATATTGTAATCAGTGATGTAAGATTTCCTAACGAAATTAAGGCTATTCATAATGCAGGCGGTATTGTAGTTAGAGTAAATCGAGGCGTTACTCCACATTGGTATGATATAGCTATTCAAGCAAATAAAGGTGTAGAAAGCGCACAAAACTTCTTAATAAAAGAAGGTATTCATGCCAGTGAAACTGCATGGGTAGGAGGCGCAATAGATCATGTTGTTGACAACAACGCAACTATTGACGATTTATTTGCTCAGATTAAAGAGCTACTGTCAAAAAAACAACTCCCATTTGCTACTAGGATTGCATTAGACTTAGTCTAAAAATCCGGAGTTAGATCTCCCTGCTTCCACGGCAATTTAAGTTTGTGAAGTAGTCGTTGACAGTTAGCACAAACTGTTTTTAAATTAGTATGACGACAGTTTGTTAGTTCTCCGTCTATGTGAAACACATTAAACTGATCGGAATACTTACTACTAAAACCGCATTTATCACATGTGGTTTTTTTCTTATATCCCGTAACTGCCCATAGAGGCTTTCCTACACCTCTACCTTTAGCACAATGATCACATTTTGATCTGTAGAAAGGCTTACTATCTTTGTAATAGTTAATTGCAACTGGTCGTTGCCCGCACGAACTACATAAATCTCTCATACCCCGCCCTTTTTGTTCCCTTTTACAATGGTATTTAACCAGGACTTTTTGGAGTTACCTGCTAAATAAAACAAAGTAATCCATTAAGGAGATTGAAAAATGGCCACACTAGGTTCACCAGGCGTAAGCGTATCAGTAATTGACGAGAGTTTTTATACTCCCGCAGCTCCTGGCACTATTCCACTTATTTTCGTTGCTACTGCACAAGACAAGAGCAATGCTTCTGCAACAGGTACAGCAGCAGGTACAACTGCCGCTAATGCAGGAAATGTTTATGTAATCACAAGTCAACGTGATTTAGTTGATACATTTGGTACTCCGTTATTTTACACATCAAATAACAATCCACTACACGGTGGAGAACTAAATGAATACGGCCTACAAGCCGCATATAGTGCATTAGGTGTAAGCTCAAGAGCTTATGTTGCCCGTGCAGATGTTGACTTAAAAGCGTTAGCGCCTACAACCAGCGAGCCAACTGGTACACCAGTTGCTGGAACATACTGGTTAGATACTGATGCTAGTTACTACGGAATTAACGAATGGGATTCGTCTGGCGATATCCCAGTTTTTGTTACAAAAACTCCATTAGTTATTAACAATGATAATCGTTATGGTACCGGGTTTTTTAACGGAACTACACCACTTCCTGCTTTTGGTAAAAAGGGAGACTACTGCGTAGTTGTTACATCCGACAATTTAACTAACAAGTATTACTACAAAAAATCAGACAACACATGGACTCCACTAGCCCAAGGGTTTGCCGGCGGTAAATCTGTTCAAGTAAGTCCCCACACTAGCTATCCAACATGGACAAAAGGTGTAGAATTAAACGGTAGTGTATGGATTAAAACTACTTCTCCAGGTCTAGGTGCTAATTTAGTTGTAAAATATTACAACGGAAGTACAAACGCCTGGACTACTGTGGCTGCCCCTATGTACACAAGCACTCGTAACGCTATTGAAAAACTAGATTACGCTGGCGGTGGAAAAAATATCCCAGTTGGAATACTAGCCGTTGATACAAATATTGAAAACGCAGTTGAAACTGCTAATTTCAAACTATGGAGACGCAATGCCACTGGTGCAACAACTATTGTTAGCGGATCGACTATAGCAACGCAGAGTTTAACAAGTCAATTTACTATTAGAGAAACACTAGCAAGTAGCGGATCTTGGGGGCCTACAAAAATTATTTCCATTACTGGTAGTAACAGCAATCCCGTAGGAGCTCAAATTCCGGCGGCATTGGCTGCACAGGGATTAGTTAATGTTACTGCTGCCTACGATAGTCAAACAAAAACTGTAACATTTACCCATGAATTAGGTGGAGAGTTCGAATTAACTGATGGTGCTAACACACCATTAACAGTAATTGGTCTAACTGCCTACAATATGACTACTAAGGCAGGAACTGCAAATTTATATGCAGCACCAACAGGTGATGCTTTTGCATTTATTGCTACTAACTGGAAACCGTTGGTATATGAATCAAAGACATCTACTCCTACAGTACTAGCAGATGATGGTATATTATGGCATAATTCTTCTATAAGTGAAGTTGATATTATGATTCATAATGGTTCAAAATGGGTAGGATATGCTAATAGTGATTCCCCGTATTTTGGCTATAATACAGATCCAAATGGACCTATAATTAGTGCATCAGCACCTATTGCCCAAAGCGGTGGGGCTAGTCTTGCAAATGGTGATATTTGGATATCTACAGCTGATCCTGAGCGTTATGGTAAAGATATATATGTATTTGATGGTATTAGCACATACAAGTGGATACTACAGGATACCACAGATCAAACAAGTCCTAGTGGTTGGGTATTTGCTGATGCACGTTGGGCAGCTAGTGGCAATGCTACTTCTGCGGCAAAGATTACTGATTTACTAACTAGTAACTACGTTGATCCCGATGTTCCAGATCCAGCATTATACCCACGTGGTATGAAGTTATGGAATACTCGTCGTAGTGGAAACAATGTTAAAAAATATATTAAAGGTCACCTAAATCTAGAAGCAAACGGTGGATTGAACATCAGATTTTCCAATGATCCTATGATTGATGATTTAACAGGTCTTCCAATTTACAGCGCAGATCGTTGGGTAACTGTAAGCCCTAACAATGTAGATGGTTCAGGTACATTTGGTCGTCACGCACAACGAAGTTATGTTGTATCTAAGATGAAAGCTATGATTGATACAAATGCCGCTATCCGTGACACCGATACTCTAGCATTTAACTTAATTGCTTGCCCAGGATATCCAGAAGCTATTGCTAACATGGCTGCATTTAACACTGACATCGGTCAGACTGCATTCGTAGTTGGAGACACACCATTCCGTTTAGCACCAACAGGTACAGCTCTAACAGCATGGGGTAACAACACAGCAGTTGCTACAGACAACGGTGAAGATGGCGCAGTTACATATGACGAATATGTTGGTATGTTCTATCCAAGTGGTTACACAACCGACAACAGCGGCAACAACATTGTTGTTCCTCCAAGTCACATGATGCTCCGTACAATTATCAACAGTGATGCTAAGAGCTACCAATGGTTTGCACCAGCTGGTACACGCCGTGGTGGTGTTGATAATGCTACCAGCGTTGGTTACATTACCGCAGAAGGCGAGTTTAAAACAGCCGCATTGTACGAAGGTTTACGCAATGTAATGCATGATGTTAAGATTAATCCAATCGCAACATTGCCAGGAGTTGGCCTAGTTAACTTTGGTCAATACACTCGTGCTAAGAACGCCAGTGCGCTGGATCGTATTAACGTAGTTCGTCTAGTTGCTTATCTACGTAAACAACTAAGCGTACTAGCTAAGCCATATCTGTTTGAGCCAAATGATGCACAAACACGCAGAGAAATCAAAGCGGCAGCAGAAAGTCTATTATTAGAATTAGTAGGTCAACGTGCTCTTTATGACTTCTTAGTAGTTTGCGATTCATCAAACAACACAGCAGCAAGAATTGATCGTTCTGAGTTGTACATGGACATCGCTATTGAGCCAGTTAAGGCAGTTGAGTTTATCTACATTCCACTTCGTATTAAAAACACTGGTGAAATTGCAGCTGGACAATAATAGGTAAATAAAGAATAAGGAGCTATTTAATATGGCAATCGCAAGTCTAAACAGGTTCACAGTACCTTTATCAACAGACCAGAGTTCAACAACTCAAGGTTTGTTGATGCCTAAACTGAAATATCGCTTCCGTGTTACTTTAGACGGATTTGGCGTAGCAGGTACACCGGCTACTGAATTGACCAAACAAGTTATGAACGTGACTCGTCCAGAAGTTAGCTTTGAAGAAATTAAGTTAGCTGTCTATAACAGTACAGTTAAGCTAGCAGGACGTCATAGTTTTGCTGATGCTAAACTAACAGTGCGTGATGATGTTACTGGTGCAGTTAGCAAGAAAGTTGGCGAACAACTACAGAAGCAATTTGACTTCTACGAGCAAAGCGGTGCTGCATCTGGTATCGACTATAAGTTCATGATGCGTGTCGAAGTTCTAGACGGTGGTAACGGTGCTTATGAGCCAGGAATTTTAGAAGCATTTGAATTCCATGGTTGCTTCCTAAAAGGTGCAGTATATCAAGGCGGCGATTACACCAGTAATGATCCTCTAGATATTGCATTGACTATCACTTATGATAACGCAGTTCAAGTTGATGCGGCCGGCGCACTATCTGGTCTAGGCGAAGCAGTAGGACGCACAGTCCGTACACTGGCACTAGGCGGTTAATAAAAACGCTACCCCAACAAAGCCTGGCTAAAACCCAGGCTTTTTATTTGGCTAAATATTACTATGAGTGCTTTTACAAATTTTTTAGGTGGCGTAACTACAGGTCTGTTTGGAAATACAGCACAACTCAGCGACTATCAACATGCAAGCCGCATGTATGTTGCAAACACATATGCCCGTGCTCCTAAGGTTGGGTTTTTATATTTTGTTCAATTTAATCTTAATAAGGTTGCATTACTAGATGCTACCTGGGCAGGTAGTCAAAAGCATATAGACAGTGTAGGACTTCTTGTTAAGAGAATGGATTTACCTAAATTTAATATTGCTACCGAAACACTTAATCAATATAACAGAAAAACTGTAGTACAAACAAAATTAACATATGGGAATGTTAATGTTGAATTTCATGACGATAACAGCGATATAACTACAAATCTTTGGAAAAATTATTACAAGTTCTATTTCATGGACGGTCGGTACGGCAGTAATAAAGAGCATCCTAACGAATATGTTGACACAAAGTATGGTGAAACTGATTATAGATACGGATTCCGTACTGATCGTACTAGTCTTACTAACGACCCGTTCTTTGATAGCATAGATGTTTATGTGTTACATCAACAACGATTTACACAAATAACTTTAATAAATCCCAAGGTAGTAGCTTGGGAACATGATAGTGTTAATCAAGATGAAGGCAGCAAAATAATGTCTAGCAAAATGACATTAGCCTATGAAGATGTGGTTTATAAGCAAGGCAAAATTAAAAAGAATGACGCTTCTGGTCAATTTGCAGCAAAGTACTATGATAAGACACCTAGTCCACTAAGTATAGGTGGGTTAGGTACAAATACATTGTTCGGTGCCGGCGGAGCAATTGCTGGTGCAAATAGCGTATTGAATTCAGTAAGTGAAGGCAATTTGTTAGGTGCTTTTATACAAGCTAAAACGTTATCTAAAAATGTGCAAGCATTAACCAAGTCGGGATTAAAGCAAGAAGGCTACAGCATATTAGGCGGAGTACTAGGTAATATTTCTCAGTCAAATAATCAACCAGGCGGACTAGCGCAATCTATCAAGCAAGGGTTTAACCAAACAGGATATGGTACTTCCGCTAGGACTGGTGTAAATTTATTCTCCAATAAAAATACCAGTGTAAATAACACTACACAAGCTACTCCTCGCAAAATAACCGGCGGATAATATGGCCAAAAATATTTACAGCAATTTACCTACATCAAAAATATCATCAGATGCTACTGTACAAGCATTTGACGCATACTACACTGCTCCTTTAGAATTAAATGCGGCAACGTTAGCGGCAATGATTGGATTTTTTACTCAAAAAGGTTTTGATCCTACTTCTGCAGAAACTGTTGCAGTTATCATTATGAAGCAGGCTAAGAAAGACGGATACAATCCTATGCAGATTTTAGATACCTTAGGTGGTATTGATAGCGTAGAGATTTCTGCCCTTGTTGCAGAAATTTTAAACTACAACAGAATTAAAACCAGCTTCTTAGGATATTCTAAAGAGTTTACACCACACGACGAAGTACAGCGCAACGTCATAGCATGAGCTTAAAGTTTAGCCAAGGGATTTATAAAGTAAAAAACCCTGAAAAATATGTAGGTGGAAGAAACCCCACATATAGATCAGGTTGGGAATTTACTTTCATGTCATTTTGTGACAACAATCCCAGCATACAGCAATGGGCCAGCGAATGTGTTAAGATCCCATACCGCGACCCACTAACTGGTAAACAAACAGTTTATGTGCCCGATTTCCTTATAACATATGTTGATACACATCATAAGAAGCATGTAGAGCTAATTGAAATTAAACCAGCCAATCAAATGCTCAAAGAAAAAGTAGGTAAAAATCCCTACAATCAAGCTCAGTTTATCAAGAACCAAGCCAAATGGGCTGCGGCTGCTGCCTGGTGCCAACAACAAGGTATCAAGTTTCGTATCATGAATGAAACAGATATTTACGGTGGTGGTAAAAAGAAATAAGTAATAATATGACTAAACGACTTGAAGAAGTTCTAAATATTTCTACAGAAGAAGAGCCCCTTATCTCTCCCACTCCTGCAGAATCTGTTCCTATGATTAATTTAGAGGAACGTTTAGAAGAATTTGATAAAATTGCTTCTGCACTACCTAGAGTTAAGGGGCTAGGAGATATGGCAGATACTGAGTTAGATGCACTTGCACATAAAGCAGAACAAGCCTACGACGATCTAATGGATCTAGGTATGAATGTAGACCCTAGATACGGGTCGCGCATGTTTGAAATTGCCGCACAAATGATGAATGCCGCAATTACAGCCAAGACAAATAAGATTGACAAAAAGCTAAAAATGGTTGATTTGCAATTAAAGAAGTTAGCAATTGACAAAAAACACGGCAATGAAGGCGGCGTCGATACCATAGATGCACAAGGAGTTATTGTCACAGATCGCAACAGCATCCTAGAAAAACTTAAGAATCTGAATAAATAATACTATGAAAAACTTCAAAGAATACCTTTCCGAATCTAAAAAGAAGTATGACTTTCGTGTTAAAGTTGCAGGCGGCTTTTCCACTGAGCAAGAATCTACGTTGAAAACAATGTTAGAAAAATTTGCAATCAGCGGATTCAAAAAAACTGCTACAACTCCAATCCAAGCATTACCTTTAGATTTTCCGCAGGTTAGAAATTGTGAAGTGAGTATCTATGAAGTTACATTAGATTACCCTACTACACAATTTGAACTAACCGAATACCTAACAGCAGGCTTAGGTGTTAACAAACAAAACTTGGTAGTTCGTAGTCCGTTCGAAGCTACAGAAGATTATCAAGAACCTAGTGAGCCACGCGAAGGCGCTTTACTAGATGACCCAGATTATAAAGAAGCAGGCAGTCCTCAATTTGAAGATTACTATGGCGACAAATATAATACAGGATTTGTTAAAGAATTAAACGATATCCTAAAATTACAGAGAAAGGCTCGTGGGGAAGAGATTCCTACAACTGAAGCAGCAACATTTAGTGTTGATTCACCAGCCAGTACACAATCTGTTTTGAAACAAGCTGCTGACCCAAGGAAGAAATAATTATGCAAATGATCGATGTAATCAAGCGTTTAGCTCAACTAGATGCAACTAATCCAGCAATTGACACAGGCGCTGCCGTTGTTAAACCAGTTCAAGGTGTAAGCCTTTCTGAATGTGGCCCAATGGGTATGATGGACGGTATGGGTGGAATGAGTCAACCTCACTCTCCTGCCAGTATCAATATGACTGCCGCTACAGGCGACGAACTAAGTGGCATGCTAAAAGATATTATGTCTCTAGCAGGAATTAACAAAGCTGAACCAGAACACACTGGTATTGATGTTGAGCCAATGATGGCACTAACTGCTGAGCCAGAAGTTGGTCCAGATGCAGGCGCAGGCCCTGGTGCAACAGACGGCGAAGTTATGCGTTCTGTTTTAGACAAATTAAATCCAGAAGATGGAGAAGAAGAAACACCATTTGGCAGCGAGCAAGGCAGCGATGATGGTGTTAGTCAATCACACGGTGACATTGACAACGATGGGGATCACGACATAGCTGATCACAATGCTGAAAAATCTGAACCAGAAGCTGGACCAGATGACAGCGAAGAAGATGACAAAGAAGAAACTGACGAAACATATGATGGTCCTCAGTATTCTACTACACCAAACGATCCTAATAAAGATCGTCAGGGTTACGGTCAAGATGGGTTTGGTACAAATTATAACTCCAATTCAGGAGATGGTAATGGACGCCATACTACACAACCACAAGGCAAGCCTTCAGCATTTGAAAGCCTAATGAAAGAATACAAATCTTTCATAGGTGAATCAGAAGAAGTGGAAGAAGAAGTAGAAGATGATATGGAAGAAGGTATTGAAGATCGTTTGAAGGATCTAGATCCAAAGAACCCAGTTAATATGCCTGCATATCAACGCAAGGCCGCCTCAGGCGACTCTGCTACAGCAGCAAAAAACACTAAAGAAAGTATCGAAACTGATGATATTCTAAAGTTAGCAGGCCTAAAATAATACATTAGGATGTAATCCAAATAGCCTCTTCGGAGGCTATTTTTTTCAGTAAATAAGATTATGGCCACAAGAAGTTTAGACGGTAATTTAGTAAAAAAAGCCAATGCTACACAGCGTTGGACTGAAGAAGACATTGAGCACATGCTTAAATGTAGCGACATAATTGACGGTCCAGCATATTTCCTAGATAACTTTTTCTTTATCCAACATCCTACAAAAGGTAAGATACAGTACAAACCTTTTGTTTATCAGAAGCGTTTGTTAGACAGTTATCACGGACATAGATTCAGTGTAAATATGCTTGGGCGCCAGATGGGAAAGACCACAACAGCCGTAGGCTATTTGCTATGGTACGCTATGTTTGTACCCGATAGTACAATTCTTATCTCGGCGCACAAATACACAGGTGCCCAAGAGATTATGCAACGCCTGCGGTATGCATATGAAACTTGTCCTGACTTTATCCGTGCAGGTGTTACAAGTTATAACAAACAAAGTTTAGAGTTTGACAACGGCTCGCGTATTGTTGCACAGACAACAACCGAAACAACAGGTCGTGGTATGTCTGTATCATTACTATACTGCGACGAGTTTGCTTATGTTGAACCTAATATTGCTGTTGAGTTTTGGACTTCTATTTCACCTACACTAGCAACTGGTGGTAAAGCAATTATTACCTCTACTCCTAACAGTGACGAAGATCAATTTGCACAAATTTGGAACGAAGCCAATAAACGGTTTGACGAACACGGTAACTCCACTGAACTAGGTAAAAACGGATTTTACCCTTGCATTGCTATTTGGTCAGAGCATCCAGACCGCGATGAAAAGTGGAAAAACGAAGAGGTGTCGCGTGTGGGATATGAGCGGTTCCAACGAGAACACGAATGTGAATTCTTGATCTTTGATGAAACATTGATCAACAGTATTAGTCTTTCAGACATGGAAGGACGCGAGCCTATTATGAAGATGGGACAAGCACGTTGGTATAAAAAGATCAATCCTAGTAGCACATATATTGTGGCACTAGATCCTAGCTTAGGTACAGGTGGGGATTATGCAGCCATCCAGATTATGGAATTACCTAGCATGGATCAAGTATGTGAATGGCAGCATAACCTAACTCCTGTACAAGCCCAAGCTAGAATTTTACGAGATTTATTAAAGCATATTGACGAAAAATGTCAAGCAGCAGGTACGCAATCTAGCATATACTACAGCGTTGAAAACAACACATTAGGTGAAGCTGCCTTAGTTTCTATGAACGAATTAGGTGAAGAAACATTCCCGGGATTGTTCCTAAGCGAACCAATTAAGAAAGGCCATGTTCGTCGTTTCCGTAAGGGATTTAACACTACGCATGCCGCCAAAATTAATGCCTGTGCCAAATTAAAACAGTTAATTGAATCCAAACAAATTAAAGTAAACAGTAAGACCTTGGTCAGTGAATTGAAGACATTTGTTGCACAGGGCATAACTTTTAAAGCTAAAGTAGGACAGCACGATGACCTAGTTTCTGCATTATTGTTAGTAATGCGTATGGTTTTAGTGTTGCAAGAATGGGACCCAACAATCTACGATAAAATGCGAGATCACACAGGAATGGAAGATCACGACCTTCCCATGCCCATCTACATCAGTACTTATTGATATAAATATAGCATATGAAAGCCATCCAAATTATTGCCCAAGACCTGTTTGACAAAATTCGCAGCCGTTTCTCTAACTTAGAAATGGGTGACGAAGCAGGTGCTGTTACCATTGACCCTGCAGAAGCACGTTTCTTTGATTTTGACTTTGTCAGCGAAGGCACTGATCTAGGCCGTGTTAGCATTAGCTTAAATGATTTGGGTAGCTTAAAGATTTATTACAGTCAAGGAATTACTGAAAATCAAGATGATCCTGCCAAGAAAATCTGGTATAGTTTCTTAAAAGAAATGCGTATGTTTGCCATGCGTAGATTACTACGGTTTGATACACGCGATATTGCTAAAACAAATCTTGATAAAAACGATTTTCAACATTTGGCCGCAACACAAGGCCCCAAGGAAGAACCCGAAATGAATACAACAATGAACGAATCCCGCTGGAGTCAAAAAAGCACAACAAAAACTAGCAGAGCAGTTAAAGGCAACACAGAAGTTATTGTAAGACACGCAAATCCAGTAGACGAAGAATATGCAGGCTCACGAAGTCAACGTAAAAACATCAAGGCAATTTTTATTCAAAACAAAGACGGTGAACGTTTTAAATACCCATTTATTCATCCAGCGGGTGCGTTTGCCATGGCACAACACGTAGATCACGGTGGCATTCCGCATGATCCGGCAGGCAAAGCAATTATTCAAATGAGCGAGCAAATTGCTCAACTACAAGAATTTCAAAGAAAAATCCAACGTACAAGTTTACATGATGACGCTATGGGAATTACAGAAAGGGCCGTAGGCCGATTACAAGAATTAAAATTAAGAGTAGAAGCGTTGAGCAAGCGTCATCATTATGAGTCTTGGATTGCAGAATTTAATGAACAAGAAATGCCAGGAGACGATCTACAAGAGTTAGATGCTGTCACAATGGAAGAATACAAGTCTAAATTTACAGAAACAAATTTCAAAGAAGAACTAGCTGGTTTCTTTCCCCTACTACACAGCATCATGCGTGAAGCTAATAAAGTAAACCTTGAAGATTATGTATCAGAACAAGATGTAGAAGAAGGCTTGCTGAAGGGCGCTTCTATACAAAGAGGTAACCCTAGGTTCGCTCAAAACTTTCCTGACAAAGACAAGGAAGATAATGAAGACCCTCCATTTGACCCAGACGAAAAATCTAATTTTAGCAAACCAAATAATCCTAATCGTACCGGAACCGATGCTGCTCGAGCATTAGCACAAAAAGGCATTCCTAAGAAAGAAGGATTCGCTCAATTTGAAGAATGGGCAGATGCTACTGAACAAGGCAAACTAACAGATGATCAAGTTGCGGCATTAAAACAGGCATTGGCAGATTTACCAGAAGGCCAACTAGACTTAGACACTGCTTACAGTTTCTTTAACGAGTTTGGTATTAATGACGAAGATCTAGCAGATAAATTCCAACAGGCAAAAGCATTAGACAACACAGCAGACCCTGTTCAGATATTTCAATTATGGGCAAAAGAAAGTTATCCAGAATTATTAGTAGCATTAGGCATGAGCGGAACACAGGCCCCTGCTGAGCCAGCCCCTGCTGAGCCAGCACCGGAAGAACCCCCGTCTGGTACGATGGAAGAAGGTAAGGGCAGTCAAACAGAAATGACTAGGATGATTGCAGAAAAAGTTAAAAGTTTCTATAACATATCCAACGAAGATGTTGCTCCTTTCCGAGCTGAAGAAAATATAGCAACAGAAATTAAGAAAGATGTTGAAGAACAATTTGGTGAACAAGCAGGAGAACAAGCAAGAGAAATGGCTTTGGCATTCATGGAAAAGAAAAATCAGGAATGGAAAGTAGCCAACGGTCACGGTGATGATGGGCTAGCAAGACTAAAAGAACTAGTAGGCAACATCAAGGCAAAAATAGAAGGCATTGGCGATCAAGGCACAAGTGGAAAAGATTTTAATAATAACATTATGCCAGCTGAAGAAGATATAGAAGCTGATGGTAATTTAGTACCTGGAAAATTTTATGTAATGAGCAGTCCAAGTGGCAAAGAAGGTGAATCTCCATACAACCCACCTGGAGGATTTGACTCAGCTGAAGAAGCCGAAGAAGCAAAACATGAAATATTCCAAGGACACCCTGAAGAAATGATAACTGGAATTCCAGTGATGCAATGGAATGGTAAACAATTTGTTCCACTAGCTTCACTAGAAATGGAAAGTATTTTGAAGTTAGCTGGATTGGCAAAATAAACCATATTATTGCAGCCTTTTAGGTTGCGTGTATAAATAGATGTGTGTATACTTAACCGTATGCACACATTTTCTTTTTAGTCAGTAGGCTTTAAAGAAGAGGCATAATAAATCAACATTAAGGAAAAACATTATGGCAACGTTAGCAGAAATTCGCGCAAAACTTCAAGCATCATCTCAACAAAACACCGGTAGCGCAAGCGGTGGAGACAACGCAATTTACCCTCACTGGAATATGCCAGAAGGTTCGACTACAACAGTTCGCTTCCTTCCAGACGCTGATCCAAATAACACTTTTTTCTGGATTGAAAGAGCAATGATCAAATTGCCCTTTGCCGGTGTTAAAGGTGAAACCAATTCCAAGCCAGTGACTGTGCAAGTTCCTTGTATGGAAATGTGGGGCGAAACATGTCCAGTATTGACAGAAGTTCGTCCATGGTTCAAAGACAAGTCTTTGGAAGACATGGGTCGTAAGTACTGGAAAAAGAAATCTTATATTTTCCAAGGCTTTGTTGGCGACAGCAAACTACAGGAAGATAAGACTCCCGAGAATCCAATTCGTCGATTCATCATCGGTAGCCAGATTTTTAACATTGTTAAAAACGCATTGATGGATAGTGAAATTGAAGAATTGCCAACAGACTATGTCCGTGGCTTGGATTTTAAAATTGCTAAAACTAGCAAAGGCGGTTACGCTGACTACTCTACTAGTACTTGGGCTCGTCGTGAACGTGCTTTAAGCGAAGCAGAAAATGCGGCTATTCAACAATACGGTCTTCATGATTTGAAGAGTTTCCTACCTAAGAAGCCAGGCGAAGTTGAACTCAAAGTTATCGCAGAAATGTTTGCGGCATCAGTTGATGGCGAAGCGTATGATGGCGATCGCTGGGGTCAATACTTTAAGCCAGCGGGCTACGGTGGCAGTGGACAAGCAACCGGATCTGCCCCACGTGCGTCAACACCAACACCAAAGGCATCTGCTTCAGTAGATGAAGACGATATCCCTTTTGAATCTGCGGCAGCAACACCCGCTAAAGATGTTGCGGCAGAAACATCTGCTCCAGCAACTGGTGATGCAGGATCTCGTGCAGCCGATATTATTGCGATGATTCGTAATCGCAACAAGCAATAATAGGAGATAAACATGGGAAAAGCCTTTGATATTTCAAAGTTTCGTAAATCTATCACTAAGTCTATCGACGGCTTAGGAATTGGATTTAATGATCCTACAGACTGGATATCAACAGGTAACTTTGCTTTGAACTATCTTATCAGCGGCGACTTCTACAAAGGAGTTCCGCTTGGTAAGGTAACTGTATTTGCTGGTGAATCTGGCGCAGGTAAATCTTATATCTGCTCCGGAAACATTGTTAAGGCAGCACAGGAACAAGGCATCTTTGTTATCTTAGTTGATAGTGAAAACGCCCTCGATGAAAAATGGTTAAAAGATCTAGGTGTTAATACCAGCGATGATAAACTTTTAAAACTTAACATGGCTATGATTGATGATGTAGCTAAAACTATCTCAGAATTCATGAAAGAATATAAAGTTATGCCCGACGGTGAACGACCAAAGGTGTTATTTGTAATCGATTCGTTGGGTATGTTGTTAACACCTACAGACGTTAATCAGTTTGAAGCAGGTGAGATGAAGGGTGATATGGGTCGTAAACCTAAAGCACTTACAAGTCTTGTTCGTAACTGTGTTAACATGTTTGGTTCATGGAATGTAGGTATGGTTTGTACAAATCACACATACGCTAGCCAAGATATGTTTGATCCAGATGACAAAATTAGTGGCGGCCAAGGCTTCATTTATGCGTCATCTATTGTTGTTGCTATGCGTAAGTTAAAATTAAAAACAGATGCAGATGGTAACAAAACTACAACAGTTAACGGTATTCGTTCTGCTTGTAAGATTATGAAAACTCGTTATGCAAAGCCATTTGAGAGTGTACAAGTTGAAATTCCATATACAACAGGTATGAGTCCTCATAGTGGGTTAGTTGATTTGTTTGAAGCCAAAGGTATGTTGAAAAAAGAAGGCAATAGTCTTGTTTACACAACAGCTGAAGGCGAAGTAATCAAACAATTCCGCAAAGCATGGGATCGCAATGAAAAAGAAGGGTTGTCTATCATTATGGAAGATATTTCCAAGAATGGTATGAAAACTGAAACTACAGTAGTAACAGAAGACAGCGAGGAAGCATAATGGAAGAAGATCTAATCATTGAAGTATGGGATACATTTCGAGAATATGTATCTGATAAAAACAAAGAAACCGCAGCCAATCACTATGTTGATTTCCTTATCGGCAAAGATGTTGAGTTATCGGTACTTGAAGGATTAATGGGTTACGATACCCATTTAGATGATGCAATCCAATTAGTCATTGACGAAAACAAAGACGAAGATGATGACATCGACGAAGAAGATTACGACTACGGTGAAGACGAGGACTAATTATGTCCTGGTACGCTAAAGTCAGTAAAGACATAGCGCATCTCCCAAGTTGTTTAGATCACTTCTACAACGAAATCGAAGAAGCAAGAAAAGAGGTTAAGATTCATGGTAACGTGGAACGGGCCTCTGCTTCTTTGCCAGGTATTGTTGAACAACGATTTAATCAATTACAAGAGATTGAAGCTATTCTAGAATATCTCAACATTGAGCTTAGGCGTATTCGTTCAAAAGCCTTTAAGAAATATTTAGAAAACTATCAACGTGCCCTAAGTAGCAGAGATTGTGAAAAGTACGTTGAAGGAGAAGCAGATGTTGTTGATATGGAAAAAATTATCAATGAATTTGCCATGCTCCGAAATCAATGGCTGGGTATTATCAAAGGTCTAGACATTAAACAGTGGCAACTAAGCAATATTATCAAACTCCGTGCAGCCGGTCTTGAAGATATCACTTTATAATTTAATAGGTAAGGACTTGTGTTCTTACTTATTTTATGTTATACTAGATTATGAACGTAGAAGATTTAATCATTGCAATAGCCCTTACTGGTGCAGTAAAACCTAATCAATGGGACGAAAAACTTGTCTATAGTTTTACAGACCAAATTGGTCGAGGTCTCGGCTTCACCGAAAAACAAGGTAACGTAGCACTACGGATCATAAAAACATACTCAGTACAACTCACTACGGCATTAGGCAAGGATATTCAAATCTTTCTGAAAAATCCCACCTATAGATTGCCATTTAGACAAATTAATAACACTAAAAAAATTAGTGTACATGAACATCCTCAGTTTGGAAAAATTATTAAGGTAGAATTTCCGTACAATGAAACCTATGTTAACATAATTAGAAAAAATAGAGATCAATTAGAGTATGCACAATGGTCACCTGAAGAAAAAGCATGGATTTTCGCATTAACTGAAAATTCCATACAAGTTTTATCGGGATTATTTTCCAGCGAGCAATTTGAACTTGACGAAATATTTCAAAATTACCTCGAACAGGTAACCTCTATCAAAGAACACATGGAAGAATTTATACCCATGTTGGCTATTGAAAACGGTAGACCAGTTTTTAAGAATATTACCAGAAATTTGCCAAAATTAGAGGCCACAGACACCATACAGGCTTTGTTTGAAGCACGACAAAAAGGCGTCACTACATGGTCAAATGAAATTTTTGATCAGTTTGACAGTTTAGGTATTGATCCAATTGTTAAAAGTTTTCTAGATTCGGATCCCGGAGTACAATTTCACATTAACAGTGAAAAAGATCCAATTTCTTGCCTCTCTACCTTTATAAAATATCTAGGCCCTACTCTGTTTGTTATTCCGGGAGGCAATGAATTAGCAAAACTTCGAGTTGCCTATAATTTTTTGAAATCACTAGGTATTGAAAATTATGACATGTCTGTGATGTTTAGGCTAGGTGCCGAAATTGACCGAAATTTCAATAATTTTGTCAAAGAAAATGATCTAAATTCTCCACTAGGAGAAAACACTAAGATTGTCTTTATCAGTAGCAAAATGCCTAAGCCTGTGCTAAAATCTAATATAAGATTTCATTCCATAATTAATATGGGGTTCGAAGCACCACATTACTCAATTAGAGATTTCATGCAAAATCATGAAAATTTAATTGTATATTCAGAAAAAACATTACAGCGGGAATTTAATTTTGTCATCGTGTAAAATTATAATCAAAGACGAAGTTAACATTAAGATTGAAAATTTAGATCTTGATGCCCGTAAGGCATTGGTCAAAAAATTCAAATACGAGGACCCTACAGCACGGTATCGACCAGCCTATAAATTAGGTAGATGGGACGGTACTATAAGTTTTTTTGGTCTTGGCGGAACAACCTATCTGTCAATGCTGCCACAGGTACTAGAATATCTTGAGAGTAAAAATTATTACATTGAGGTAGAAGATCATAGACAGTCTGTGGCCTTAGATTTTCCTGAAATTTTTGAGGATTTTTGGGGTGATCAAACATGGCCAGTTGGACATCGATTTGCTGGAGAAAAAATCAGATTACGCGATGACCAGGTAGAAGTTATCAATAAATTTCTTGAGAATCCTCAGTGCATTCAAGAAATTGCCACAGGATTCGGTAAGACTATTACCACTGCAACACTGGCAAAAATCTGTGAAAAATACGGTCGTACAGTAACCATTGTTCCCAACAAATCACTTGTCGAACAAACAGAAGAAGACTTTGTTAACTGTGGATTAGATGTCGGTGTGTACTACGGAGACAGAAAAAATCTAGATAAAACACATACTATTTGCACCTGGCAAAGTTTGAATATTTTAGACAAAGGTTCCAAGGAATTTGACGGCGGCACACAGTTAGCCCGATTAACAGAATTGTTAGACGGCGTTAGCTGTGTCATGGTTGACGAGGTGCATATGGCCAAAGCCGACGTACTAAAAACTTTATTAACCCGTAACCTAGCTAACGCACCTATTCGTTGGGGATTAACAGGAACTGTGCCAAAAGCAGACCACGAATTTCAAAGTATTCGTGCTAGCCTAGGAGAAGTTGTTCATCGTGTTAAGGCACACGAATTACAAGAAGCAGGCGTATTAAGTGGTTGTCATGTTAATGTTATCCAAACTGCTGAATGGAAAGAGTTCGGCGGCTATGCTGAAGAATTAAAGTTCCTTGTTACCAATGAAGATAGGATGACTTATATTGCTTCATTAATTAATGGTATTGCTGATTCGGGCAATACACTAGTGTTAGTAGACAGAATTGAAAGTGGCGAATTCTTAACAAAGAATTTAACAGACTGCGTATTCATTTCTGGAAAAGTAAAAACTAAAGATAGAAAAGAAGAATACGATGAAATTAAAACGGCTGATAACAAGATTATTGTGGCGACTTACGGTGTGGCCGCTGTGGGTATTAATATCCCTAGGATTTTTAATCTGGTTCTTTTGGAACCCGGAAAGAGCTTTGTACGAGTTATACAGTCGATTGGCCGAGGTATTCGAAAAGCAGACGACAAGGACTTCGTACAGATATGGGACTTCACAGCAAGTACAAAATACGCAAAACGTCATTTAACAGAGCGTAAGAAATTTTATAAAGAGGCTAAGTACCCCTTTACAATCGAAAAGGTAAAATATCAATAATGCAAATTTTAACACTAGAGGATAAAGTATTTTATCTCAACGACCTACCAGAAGAGATAGATGATGATCTAAGATTTTCTGTACTAGATAACAGTGATAGTTCTAACCCGGATTATTTCTTTGTTCCACTAATATTTTTAGAAAGTTTTACTGGACCAGCAGCCGCACTGAAAATTGGCAAACACGAATTAGTAATGCCATTAGATTGGTGTACTATTGTCGGTGATCCAGAAGGCCCTGATATGGAAATACTTCCATTAACAAGTTTAAATGATCGCGGATTTAAAACATTTTGTTTTAACCCTCTAAGCAGTTTTAGACCAGAATTTTTAGAGATTGATATTATTGATATCTATCAAGATGTTAAATGGTACTTTCCTAAAATGAGACCTGGACAATTATTATGTACTCCATTACATACAGGGCCTAAACCGACCTGTGCATACTTTGTCAAAGAAGTTAGTAGACAAAGTGAATTAGTTGATTATACTAGATGCTGGTAATATATGGGAAACCTTACACCAGGAGCAGGTTTAATTTACGAGCGTAACGGCGAAGAAGTGTACGCCCGCGAAGTTGGATCACCTATCCAATCGAGAAAATTAATCGGTTATCAATACGAAGGTAAGTTGGATCCGAGGACCGACGACGGACGCCCAATGCACGAGCATATAATGGAAGGTAAACTTTGGGGAAATATTCGTCGTGCCGCAAAGGATAATCCTGCCTTGCAAAAAGCCTTAGAACAATGTATACTAATATACAAACTTACTAGTGATTACGAGAAAAGATATGGCAACCGCAAAACTTGATATTCAGCGTGAACTTAGGGCAGTAGATCAAAAGAACTACGACTTCTATGCAAAACTAACAGACGATGAACGCAAAGCATTTAGTCCCTATATACTAATGCGATATACCGCCAGTGTGCAAATGCCTGACCGAGATATCCAAGAATGGTACTTAGAGATGACTAATGAAATGGTTAATAAAAATCACTGGGATCTCAGTAAGAATCATAAAGAACTATTGTGGAAACTCTTTGCGGCAACCGGTACGGGTGTTAACTGTTATCATCCTTATCTTGCTTCAGGTAAAAAAGAAAAAGCTAACAAGATTGAAAAACTTTTAGTTGACCTCTATCCAGCAATGAAGATGGCCGAGATTAAAATGTTAGCTAAAATGATGGATAAAAACGATATTAAAGAACTGTTTGATAAGATGGGTTTTGACAAAAAACAAAGAAAAGAATATGAATAACGATATTAGACAATTAATTAATCAAGTAGGAACTGACATTAGTGGTAAGTGGATTGCAGTTGATAAAGCTGATGAACTTGCCGAGTTGATTGTGCGGGAATGTATTGTTATTGTTGACAAATGGTCATATGATGGACCCTATCGAGAAGAAGGTGATATTATTCCCGTGAAAAAGATTAAAGAACATTTCGGAATTAAATGATAGCATTAGTAGAACAACCTTATAAATGTGTGCATTGTAAAAAGAGTTTTATGCAAGAGAGAACTCTGGTATCCCACATGTGCGAAAGAAAAAGGCGTGCTCTACAAAAAGATGAGAAGCGTGTTCAAGCAGGCTTTATGGCCTTTAATCGCTTTTGGCAATTAACGCAAAATGCCAAAGTTCTTAAGACCTATGACAACTTTGCCGACAGCAGTTACTACAATGCCTTTGTAAAGTTTGGTAGTTTTATTAATAATGTTAGTCCACTGTATCCTGACAAGTTCATTGACTATGTTATTAAGAGCGGTGTTAAATTAGACTTCTGGTGCAGAGATGAGTTGTACGAAAAATATCTATATGATATTCTTAAAACAGAACCAGTTGAATCCGCAGTTCAACGTACATTGAAAACTATGATGGAATGGGGTGAAGAACATAACGCAGATTTTTCACATTACTTTGCCTATGCCAGTCTTAATAAAGCAGTACACGATATTAGAAACGGCCATATTAGTGCTTGGGTAATTCTAAACAGCGGTACAGGTCAGACCATGCTACGTAACATGAGTGACGAACAATTAGAAATGATATCTTTAGCTATTGATGTTCCTTATTGGATACGCAAGTTCAAAGAAGTTCCTGCGGATGTAGCATTAGTAAAAGAAATATGCCAAGAGGCAGGCATCAAATAAGTATGGAAAATATAAGACACTTCTGCGAAGAACATAAGATACGCATTCTCGATACTAACAAACGAGCACATCGATATCATAAAGTTAATATGAATTACTTTAAAGATCCTATAGATTTTAATGCAGTAGTTTCAGAGGTTGTATATGATTCGGAACCCATGTATACTGTAGAGATTGCTGAAAGTGAATTAGAACGTATTGCAGATTTTGAAGCACAAGTTTTTAATAATATGAAAAAACAAGGACATTACCAAATGTTTGAAATGCTCATGGAACAAAAAGAACAAGAGAAGTATTTGAAAAACAAATACCCTGCTGTTAAAAAAGCATACGAACATTATAGCCTAATGTTAAAACTGGCTGAAAGCGGAGAACTATGACAAGATTAAACGGATTTGTAGAAAAAGGTTGGGGTAATGAATTTATCTTTGCAACCAACGATAAGTATTGTGGAAAACTTTTGAAATTTGATGCAGGTGCAAAATTTAGTATGCACTTCCATTCAGTAAAAGATGAAACATGGTTTGTATTAAGCGGAAAATTTAAAGTCATTTGTATTAATACTGCTAACGCAACTCAATATGAAACAATACTAGGACCAAATGATACTTGGCATAATCCTCCATTGCTACCACATCAGGTTATCTGCTTAGAAGAAGGCACACTAATCGAAGTTAGTACGCCCGATAGTGTAGAGGACAATTACCGTGTTATGAAAGGCGATAGTCAACAATGAGTAGAATAGTTGTAAATGGAACTTTTGATATTCTTCATCGCGGCCATGTTGAAATGTTAGAATATGCAAGAAGTCTTGGAGAATATTTATTGGTCTGTATTGACACTGATACTAGAGTAAAACAGCTTAAAGGACCAGACCGTCCAATTAATAATCAAAGCGATAGAGCATATATGCTTCAAGGATTAAAGTGTGTAGATGCTGTTTGGACATTTGCCGATGAAGCAGAGTTAGAATATATTTTAGAAACATACCAGCCAGACATTATGGTCAAAGGCAGCGACTACGAACACAAACATATTGTAGGCGAACATCTTTGCAAAGAAATTAAATTTTATGAAATCGTCTCAGGATACTCAACATCAAACATCATTCAACGTATTACTAATCGGTGATAGTTGTATTGACAAATATAATATAGGCACAGTGGACAGGATAAGTCCAGAGGCTCCGGTCCCTGTATTAAAAATTATTGATACATACGAACTTCCGGGTATGGCCGCTAATGTTAATCTTAATTTGATTAACTTAAATATTGAAGCAGATTTTGTTACCAATGACAGTCCTGTAACAAAAACTCGATTCATTGATGAGCGTTCGGGTCAACATTTGTTGCGAGTAGATGACGAACCAACTGTACCTAATTGGAGTGGAGTCACCCCATTTCCTATAGAAGAATATGACATTATTGTAATCTCAGATTACAATAAAGGATTCTTATCAGATGGTCAAATATATCAAGTAATTAGAAATTCTGATTGTCCGATATTCATTGATACTAAAAAACGAGATCTAAGTATGTTTAATCAACCAAATGTTTTTATCAAAATTAATGAATTAGAATACAATAATACTACATCCATTCATGACAATTTAATTGTTACACTAGGTAGTCGAGGTGCAATGTACAACGACCAAATATATCCTACCAAAAAAGTAGAAGTCATGGATGTGTGCGGGTGTGGAGATACCTTCATGGCAGCATTAGTTACTCAATACCTCTTTACAAAAGACATAGAAAAAGCTATAATATTTGCTAACGTTGCGGCAGGTATAACTGTACAACATCGCGGAAACTACGCACCAAGTTACGACGAGATTAGAATTGCCGGATATTGATATTGACTTTGCTGATAGAAATAATGTACTTGACAAAATCAAGCACGTTCCTGCGACTATAGTAGACAAAGATGGAACTTTTAAGAAACACAATACTGGTGTATATTGTACTGCTATTCCGCACAATCCACTAACTGGCACAGCTAGTATTGATTATAAGTCTGCAGAAGATAGAGGTTATTTTAAGATTGATTTTCTTAATGTTAGTCTTTACCAACAAATAAAAAACGAAGAACAGTTAATTAGATTAATTAACACAGAACCTCTTTGGGATTTATTAGAACAACAAGAATTTTCTGATATGTTGTTTCATGTCAATGGGCATCATAGTGTTTTAACACAAATGAAACCTAAGAACATTCTTCAACTGGCAGCAGTTCTAGCAATGATCCGTCCTGCAAAAAGACATCTAATAGGTAAGAGTTGGGACGAAGTTATGAATGATGTCTGGGTAAAACCAGAAGGTGACGAATACTATTTTAAGAAGGCCCATGCTGTGGCCTATGCCCACGTTATTGTGGTACAGATGAATTTAATTTGTGAAGGTATTAGTTACGAATACTCTTAGGAATTCTAACTAATTGAATTGATTTTCGTTTAATGCGTTTCTCAGCTATTTCGCTGAGATTTACCACTGGTCCGAATACTATCTTTGTATCCTTGCTATTAAATGTTTTAATAGCATATCTAAAAGCCTGCATTTCTTTCTTTAGAAAAATATTGATTGGTATTTTCCTATTACTTTCCCACCACCATGCTTCTCCCATTTCTAAAAATATCTTCTTTTCTTCATCAGATTTAATAGCGGATATATCATACATACTAGCTATGTAGCTGTCAAAATTGATGACAATCCCCACATACTCTATGTCATTAGATTTGACGCAGGCAACGAAAGGATAGTTTTCTTGAAAGGTATTGTTTAAGGGCATCGATAAATACTAATATGCAAATTTTACCAATCTATTTATATTCTAATACACTCGATGTAATATTAGATTTGGATTCGACAGTTCGAGGAGTGAACCAGGTTATGTATCAACGCGACTTAACAATACAAAAGGGTATCAAGAATCAGGTACGCATTCAATTTAAGAATAGCGACCAGAAACGAGTATCTATTAGTAATACCCAGACATTTGTTTTTTCCATGTTTGATGCTATAGACCAGCGCCAAATTGTTGAAAAGAGATTGGAAGTTTTAGAGGAAAGTACAGGTACTAAAGGAATAGCGTTACTAACGCTATCTGAAAGTGATACAGTCGATCTAACCCGTACCAGCTACAAATATACTGTAAAGATGCAGGACACAGATGGCACTTATCTTCCTGCATACGCTAACACTTATTACGGAGTTGCTGGCACCTTGCATGTCCAACAAGACGCATTTCCTATCCTACAACCTAGCCAAGAGATAACTTCATTCTTACCTACCTATAATGATGCTATATTCAAATACGAGCACAAGAGTGGGAATGTTTATGCTTATCCAGAATACAACGGAAATAACGCTCTGCATACAATGGCAATTTATATGGCCGCCTACAAAGGTACAGTTTACATTCAAAGTACTTTAGATAATAGTCCAGGTGGTTCTGGTAACTATGTGACCGTTGCTACTAAGGTATATAACGGTTTTACCGGAATTGATTGTGTAAACTTTACAGGTGTGTTTACCTATGTTCGAGTTATACATGTCCCGGCTACAGCTCCTGCAGAATCAAATAATGACAATCCTGCTTTCTACGGTTCGCTTGACAAAGTTCTATACAGATGCTAAACTGTATTAGTGAACGATATACAATCTGCATTATTAGCATTACTTCCGTCTAAACGAAAACTAACTACAGGTGGTTGGACAAGTTTCAATGCACCTTGCTGTCAGCATCGTGGTGAAGGGCAAGACACTAAACTTCGTGGCGGGGTACGAGTAGAAAGTGACGGATTTGTATATCACTGCTTCAATTGTCACTTTGCCGCAGGATGGACTCCTGGTAAACTACTAAGCAAGAATACCAGAAACTTATTCAGCTGGCTAGGTATGAATGAAGCGGATATTGGTAAACTCAATCTAGCCGCCTTAAAGATCAAAGACGATCAACCTGTTCTTAAGAAAACACTAAATTTGGTAATGCTTGAAAAACCATTACCCGAAGAATGTTTTCCTATCGATAATTGGATTACAAACGGTGTCCAGGAACCTGACTTACTTGCCGTAATTTCTTATCTTGTAGATGAGCGTAAGATGAGTTGGGATTGGTACAACTGGCATTGGAGTGCGGCTCCAGGATTCCGTGATCGAGTTATCATTCCTTTCTATCACGAAGGTAAGATTGTTGGGTATACTGGACGAAAAATTAAACCGGGTAACCCTAAGTATCTCACAGATAGTCAAAGCGGTTATGTGTTTAATATAGATGCACAAAACTATGATAGAAAGTTTGTTATTGTAGCCGAAGGGCAGTTCGATGCCATTGCAGTAGATGGTGTAGGTATCATGACTAACGAACCTAATGATGCTCAAATCATGCGGTTGAATAACCTAGGGCGTGAAGTTATTGTTGTACCTGATAAAGACAAACCAGGGGCTAAGATGTTGGCTGCGGCAATTAAGAATGGCTGGAGTGCCAGTTTGCCGCCCTGGGGTGACGATATTAAAGATATTGCAGACGCAGTTAAAAAGTACGGAAGACTTTATGTGCTAAGTACTATTCTTCACTATAAAGTCCACGGTGAGATTAAGATTAATTTACTAAAGAAAAAACTAGAAGCACTAAAAGATGAATAAAGAAAAACACGATAAACCAAATTATGACTTTGCCATGCAGAAGTTGTATATAGAAATGTTCCTGTCAGATGCAGAAACATTTGTACGTTGCCAGAATATCTTTGATTATGAAAACTTTGATCAAAGACTACAAGATTCCGCAGAGTTTATTTACAAATATGTGGACGAATATAAGGTCATGCCCGAGGTTGCTATTGTTAATGCAGCCACACGCAGTGACTTCCAATCACTGACATTGCCCAGAGAAAACTATGATTGGCTCATGGATGAATTTGAAAACTTTAGTCGACATAAAGGGCTAGAAAGAGCTATTGTTAAGAGCAGTGATTTGCTAGAAGTAGGTGACTACGGCCCTGTAGAAAAACTGATCAAGGATGCTATACAGATCAGCTTGAACAAGGATATGGGTACAGATTACTTTGAAGATCCTAGAGGACGCCTAGAATCACTCAAGGACGGAAATGGGCAGATTAGCACAGGATGGCCTAGTATCGATAAAAAGCTCTATGGCGGATTTAATCGGGGTGAGCTCAACATTTTCTGTGCAGGATCCGGTGGCGGTAAGAGTTTGTTCTTAGCCAACCTGGGTGTAAACTGGGCACAACAAGGACTCAATGTACTGTACCTAACTTTTGAATTGAGCGAGAAATTAGTGAGTATGCGACTGGATTCTATGACCACAGGTATCCCAACTCGTGAGATCTTTAAGAACATCGACGATGTGGAATTGAAGGTTAAAATGATGGGAAAGAAGTCGGGTAGTATGCAGATCAAGTATATGCCCTCAGGTAAAAATTGTAACGATATTCGAGCCTATTTGAAGGAATATCAGGTCAAAAAAGGTGTAAAAGCTGACGTTTTATTAATAGATTACCTCGATTTGATGATGCCTTTATCAGTGAAGGTAAGTCCTAGCGATCTGTTTGTTAAAGACAAATATGTATCAGAAGAGATCCGTAATTTGGCCATGGAAACCCAATGTGTAACTGTTACAGCAAGTCAGTTAAACCGTAGTGCAGTTGAAGAAATTGAGTTTGATCACAGTCACATCAGTGGCGGCCTGTCAAAGATTATGACAGCAGATAATGTAATTGGTATCTTTACCAGCCGTGCTATGAAGGAACGTGGTCGTTATCAGATCCAGTTTATGAAGACACGTAGCAGTAGTGGTGTGGGACAAAAGGTTGACCTAGAATTCAATGTGGACACCCTGCGTATTACTGATCTAGGTGAAGAAGAAGAATCTAGCTTTAGCCAACAACGGGCTCAAGGACAGAGCTCAATGATGAATACTTTTAAACGCACCAGTGTAGTCAGTACCGCTACTTCGGATGAAAATACTCCATCATCTTCACAGTGGGAGCGTGCTAGTCCTAAAGAAGGGTTTAATCTAGAAAAGCCCCGAGTTAAAGCAACTGCCGGACCCAGTATCCGTAATATGTTGAATAACTTAAATCCGGAAAAAGATTAAAACCAAGCGGATACTTGATAGCGGGCACTGGCTTCTAATGCTGTTTGCCATTGTTCTTCGCCTTCGGAGTCGAACACTGTTTCAACTGTGGCAGGCACTGGTTCCCACTTGTAACGAGTACTGGTATGCGGATCCATCTGCTGATCTAATTGGTTTCTGTCCCATAACCAATGTCCTGCACAGGCCCTATAAAACTCCGGACCTTCTCCGCGACTAATAGCTGTTAACACAGATATATCATTGGTCAAAGCCAGATGCTCGGTGATAAATGTTGTGCTTAATCCACTCCAATCTGTGCTGTGAATAAAGCTGATTTTGCCCATGTTGTTACTGCCACCACGATAGATCCTTGCATCATCTACTAGCTCAATGCCTATACTAGAAGATATGTTTTGCACACTTAGATCATCATAGGGATTGTTGATTTGGAGCCCAAACACCTTTTCAACTCCGTGTCCGATTAGGAGTATCACAGCCTTTTCTAGGTCATCCCGAGGATTATTGGGATTGGCTACTAGCAGGTGTCCTTGAAAGTTTTTCTTTGTCATAACTAATGATATTTAACCACATAAATACACAGCTATGAACTTTACCGAATTTTCTACTCCCATTGAACATAATCAGGTGTTGAACCCAAAACTATGGGACCACGATCATTTAAAACCTCAGGTCAAAGGTGCGCTACTACGCATTGCAGAAGACTTTAAAAAGTTTGTCGACATTGATTTCACAGTGGTAGACATTGTGATCACGGGCAGTAATGTAAACTACAATTACACCAGTAACAGTGACATCGATCTACACCTGATCACAGACTACAGTAGCATAGCCTGCGATCGTGAAGTAGCCGAGTTGTTTGATACCAAACGACATCTTTATGCAGAACAACATGACATAGAAATCTTTGGCATACCCGTGGGCCTGTTTGTAGAAGACCAAGATCATCCGGGAGTTAGTGCGGGCAGTTACAGCATACTCGATGGCAAATGGCTGACCAAACCCAGCCAAATCCAACCTGACTTTGACAGCGAAGAAGTGGAAAAAATGACCGAGGTTTGGCGCACTGTACTCAAGCATGCCATGCAAACTGGGGATTTACAAACCTGCAGAAGTAGTTTACAATTGTTACGTAAGTATAGAAAACTGGGGTTACAACAACCCCAGGGTGAGTTCAGCACAGCCAACCTAGTATATAAGGTGCTACGCAATGATCACACCCTGGCAGGTATTAATACTCTAGTTGACCGCTTACACGATCAACAATTAAGTTTAAACTAATGCCCACAATTTACCTAGACATGGATGGCGTCCTGGCCGACTTTAACACGGCTGCTCGCAGTTACCTAAACGCCAGCAAGGCCGATGAAAAAGATGCAGAACAAAATGGCCGCTGGCCCGAGCACAGCTGGCACAAGCTGGTAGATGTTCCGAACTTTTATCGCCACTTACCCAAGATGCCCCTGGCTGATGAACTGGTCAACTTGGCCTATAGATTCAAAAATGAACTAGGTTGGGACCTACGCATATTAACGGCCATACCCACAAAAAACGAAGTGCCCGAGGTATTTCAGGACAAGTTTGATTGGATGGCCGAACACTACCCGGGCATTAGACTGTGTTTTGGACCCTACTCAACGGACAAGTACAAACATGCCCGCAACGGTGACATATTAGTAGATGATCGCAGTAGTAACTGTGAACAATGGACCGCGACCGGTCAGCGAGCAGTTCGTATACTGAGCCAGAACTATCAAGCTGGCCTAGATGAACTGCTGTCTATACTGGTAGAGCTCAAGGGTAGAGATAGTTAACTGTATCGCTGTTAACTCGAAACACTTCCGCACCATTGCGTAGGTGGAATACACGGGCCATGTCAGTGGGCGGACTCAAAGTGACAAATTTAGTGATCTCAGTTCTATTGAGCTGGATCCAATTCCGAGCAGAGACAATCAACCTGCGTCCAGCCCCGGGTTGATAACTCCATATAGTATAAAACACAGCCACACCAGCCGCCAGGGGTTGTAAGATCAAATCGGCGGTGTTTTCGGGAATACTATCTCTATAAGCACAGCAGACCGCAGCCAAGGGCGCCAAACTGAGTTCATCTAACAACACAAATATCTCACTGGATGAGCTAACTCGAAACTCTAGAGGGATCTCGGGTCGTACGGGATCATCTGTGATTAAAGAGCACAGTGGATCAGTTAGGCTCTGTATAACGTGTAATAGTGACATGATAGCTTTCGAGGGTGGTATAACCGTACTTATCTAAAAATTAAATAAAGTACCCAGATATTGATAAAACCAGATTTT